TCAGCGGCAACGAATACGGGCAACTATTCAGCGGCAACGAATACGGGCAACCAGTCAGCGGCAACGAATACGGGCAACTATTCAGCGGCAACGAATACGGGCAACTATTCAGCGGCTGAAGTCTCAAACGGCGATTCTGTCGCAATAGCAACGGGTTATCAGTCTAAGGCAAAGGCAGGATTCGGCTCTGCTATCGTCATTGCGGAGCGCGGCGGTTGGAACGGCGAGACATATCCGCTAATTAGCATTAAGGCGGCAATGGTGGACGGAGAAAAAATTAAAGCTGATACTTGGTACACCCTTGAAAACGGCGAGTTTGTCGAATGTGATTAACAGAGAGGAATTGAATTTGGAATGGAATTGAAATTTGATTTAGGAATGCAGGTCATGACGCAGGGTATAGCAAATATACTCGGTGACGGTAAAATTTGCGAGGAATTGCTCGACGCTTTCGGACGATACACAAAGTGCGATTGGGGTGATATCCCCGAAGAGGACAAGGCTTTAAACGACGAGGCGGTTCGGGTAGGCGATGGACGGACGCTCGCCGCATATAACACAAGTAAGGGCGAGATTTGGATAATCACAGACTTCGGCGACGAGGGTAATGTGACGACCATGCTGTTGCCGGAGGAGTATTGAAATGATATTAGACACACTGAGGTGCTCTGATGTGGTTATGGGTGACAGTATGCTCATAGTAGATTTTATTTAAGAAAGGAAAACGAAATGGAATATCTTGTGAGATTCAACTATTCAGGACGAGTTACCTATGAGATTGAAGCAGACGACGAAGAGACGGCGAAGAGAGAAGCTGCTAATAGGTGGTTGGTTTGGGTATCGGCAGACGCGGTGGGGCACGATCCCGAGGTTGCGTGTGCGGGTATTGAGGATGACACTATGACGGTTGAACGGCTAATAGACGGTGATGTAGCGGAGGTAAATGAAAAATGAGTAATGAAACAAAGGCTTTACTCATAGATGGCGATACCGTAAATAAGGCATTAAAATCAATAGGGGTTGCTGCGGCTAACGCTGCTAATACAAATCGTACCCTTGCCGATATACTTAAAGATGTCAATCATCGTTTCGAAGAGCAATTTAATATTGATATAGAAACAAGAAAAGAAAAAGAGAAAGAGCTTGATGAGATGAGAGCTTCGGGCAAGTTTGTTTCTGTTATGGTTTTTGACCAGACAAATAAGCAGAGAAATTATCAGTATGTCGGTGAAACTTACTCGGGAGAGACGGTAGTTGGCAGTATCGTTTATGATGAGGGGACTTACATTTATGACCCCAAATATTATATCTATACTTTAGCCCACCTTAATACTTCTACGGGCGGCGAAGTAGACGACCATAATATGCGTAGAGTTGAGGTGCGCCCTGATTCTATTCGTCCGCACACACAGATTGAAAAAATTAAGGAAGAGCTGCGAAGGGGTCACTGTGTAGAGCTTGTTCGGAACCTCTCGGATAGCTTTTCTGATAAGTCAATATGTACTATTGCGAGTGAAAAAGAAATTCCTTATAAGCTTTGGTTTAGAAAGAAAACTAAAATGAAGAGATTTGGAGGCAAACGAAAATGAATGACGTAGCGGGAAATTATATTAGGCTCATAGACACGGCTGATTCTGTTGATAAGATTTCAGAGATTACAAATCGAGCCGCGTGGGATGTTAGCATTACCAATCAAGAGTATTGCGAAATATATGATTATGCGGTTAATAAAGTTAGAGATTGGAGGTAAATGAAATGAATTTTGAAACATATGAAAAATGTAGAACCATAGAAGCAATAGATAGAGTGTTAGACTTTATGGAAACAGATGAGTTCCGAAAAGCCAGAGAAGCCACCGAGAACTGGTATGGTGATGTGTACGAGTGTAAGGCGACGCTTGATGATATAAAAACGCTTCTTAAGGATGAGATAGAATAAGAAAGGAAAACAAAAATGTATAAACTTGACTTTTACACAGCAATATCTGACAGAAACGACCCTAAGACCCTTAATCACTTTGAGCGGGTCAGCGGTTATGGACAGGTAGTAAGAACTCCACGAGGAAGAGAAATCGAATTTGGTTTTGATAAGCGGAGTGACGGATGGTATGTAACCGATGTTGCTTCCGGTATGAGGATTCCTAAAAAATATGACACAAGGATGAAAGCGCTCGCCGCTCTTAACGCAGAGCTGCTTAGTAAGGTTGATAAGGCAGTAGAGAGTAATACATACAAAGCTGTAGTGAAAGCTCTTAGCAAATTTAAAACAAATTCGGAGGTAGCGTGATATGACGGTGTATGAAGTGTTGAAAACATATTGCAAAAACTGCGTACACAACGGTAATTGTTGGAAGCCGTGTGCGGCGGCGACATCGGCGGTAATGAGCGACGAAAAGGTGAAAGCAAAGACGGTGGTGAGTTTATGATACTGAACACGACATATTGCAGACGAGCTTTTACTGGCGTGTATTGTGAACATATGGACGGAAATGTGTGTGTTAGACAATCCGGCGAGTGTGAGTTTCAGTACGGAGCGGGTAGACGACGAGAAAATGAAGTCCAGAAGGAATTGGATTCTGATTTAAAAAACGAAAACAAAAGGAGAATGTAAATGAATATCAAAGTAAAAATCTGTGATAAAGCTATCGAGCTTATTGACCTGCTGGCTAATATGCCGCTCGCTGATGATGAATTTGTTGATGAGATAATAGACGGTATTCGGTACAACGAGCCGTACCGAATAGAAGTAATTAGAGATGAGGTACAGAATGGCTGAAGAAATATAGGATATCCGCAATTAGAGGTTAAAAATTAAAAACAAAAGGAGGTATGAGCCATGAAAATTATAAAAGCATTAAAAATGCGAATCTATCCAAACAAAGAACAGGCTTTAAAAATTGACAAAACCATTGGCTCATGCCGATATGTTTACAACCACATGCTTGCTCGTAATAATAAGATATATGCACGTCGTAATGAACACTTATCGTATTATGACATGCAGAACCTTTTACCGCACATGAAGGAATATCTTCCGTGGCTGAAGGAGTCGGATTCACAGGCTTTGAAGTATGCCTGCCGTCAGGTCAATAAAGCCTTTGATGGGTTCTTTAAGAAGAGAACCAATTTTCCAAAGTTCCACAGCAAACGAACAAGCAGACAGTCCTACACGACTACAAATAAAGCCTATATTGACTACAATCCTGATGAAAGAAAGGTAAGACTGCCATTCCTTGGATGGATGTGCTGCTCAGACAATCGTATTCTAAAAGACTGCACTTTCAAGCAGGCTACGGTATCAAAAAAGAATGGCAGGTATTATGTTTCTATTACGTACAGCATTGAAAAAAATGTAGTTCCTGTGCCTGTGAGTGAAAACCAAGCTCTAGGTCTGGACTACAAATCAGATGGACTGTATGTAGATAGCGAAAGTAATGCACCTGATACGCCGCACTGGTTTCGACTGGCTCAAAGCAAGCTGAAGAAAGAGCAGCGAAAGCTTAGAAACAAAGTTGGCTCTAAAAAGGGAGAGCCAAAGTCTCATAACTATTCAAAGCAGCTTCAAAAGGTTCAAAACCTTTATGAACATATTGCCAATCAACGTTTGGACTATCTTCATAAAGAGAGTACAAGACTAGCAGATCAGTATGATGCTATTCTGATTGAAGACTTGAACATGAAGGCTATTGCCAACAAAGGCTTCGGCAACGGCAAAGCCACTCTTGATAACGGATGGGGCATGTTTGTAACCATGCTTGACTATAAGCTGAAAGAACGTGGCAAATGCCTACAAAAAGTAGACAAATGGTATCCATCCTCACAGACCTGCAGTGTCTGTGGATGTATGAATGAAGATGTAAAAGATTTGAGTATTCGAAAATGGATATGTCCACACTGTGGTGCAGAGCATGATCGAGATATCAATGCTGCTATCAATATCAAGCAGGAAGGCCTGCGGTTACTAGAAGTAATTTAAGAAATGTAGTAAAAATAAATGTACTGTACGGTGAGGCACATCGGAACAGGCGAAAGCCGAACGCATGTGGAGACAGGAACTTCGGGCATACAGCTTTTATAGTGTATGCAGATGTCTGTCGAGGAAGCATGAACCACAGGACAAGGTTGAAAATCAGTTCTAGCTGGCACTGGTGAAAGCAGTGTTTTCAACCTCAGATTGCGGATAGCCGAAATCGTTGAGGTGTATGATAGCATCTGAGCTATCGTAAGTAAAAAATAATATGGGAGAGGAAGATTAAAATAATTAAGAGAGGAGAAATCTACTTGGTTTCGCTGGACGGAGTGGGGTCTGAACAACGGAACACAAGACCTGCGATTATAGTGCAAAACGATGTGGGAAATGCCCACTCGCCGACGACGGTTATCGTACCTTTATCGACAAAAATAAAACCGTCTATGGCGACGACGCACGTCAAAATAACAAGTGAGCAGGGCGTAAGAGATGAATCAGAAGCGTTATGTGAACAACTGAGAGTGGTAGACAAATCGAGATTAGGAAGGAGAGTGGGTAAAATCACCGACGAATCAGTTATGACGGATATAACAAGAAAAATAAAAGTAGTGTGCGGCTGTTAATTGGAGGGAAAAATGGAACATCAAACAGTAGTGGCAAAAACGAAAAATGGAAATGAGTTTGTGGCTTGTTCCGGTATCGGAAGCAAGCTCTGCTCAATACATAGCTGCGAGTCGTGTCCTAAGATGAAATCAATTCGGGACAGCGCAAATAAGCTTGGATATGCTGGAAAAGGAAATGACTTTGCAGAGCTATTAAATTATCTATTCGATAAGGAGTGTGAACAGTTTGGAAATTATGCTGTTGTGGAGGTGTGTATGTCAGATTGACTCAATTCAAAGTAAAAGAGTTCAAGAGAATTTTACGGGATAACGGCTATAAGGAGGTGAGGTGTTGCGGTAGCCATCAAACTTGGAGCAATGGTGCAAGCAAAATTACTTTGCCGACGGTTAAGCTGAGTCCTGTTATAGCGGCTCGACTCATAAAGGAAAATGATTTGAGTGTCCGATAAAAGTGACAACTTACAACTGGAAAAAATTCCCTGTTGACAAGAGAATTTTTTAGGACTATAATAAAAAATGTAAACGGAACAAATGTTCGACTAAAGTTCGATTAATGAAAGGAGAAATTTGTAAAATGGGATTTTTGGGTTCATTTCTTGGTCTGATTGGTGCTTCGGCGGTGTTTGTTGGAGCCGATGTTAAAGAGCGTTGGGACGAAATAGATAGAGAGCGGCAGCGCATTGCGGCAAATCCCGCACCGCCTCCGGAGATGAGGGGAAATTTAAGAGATAAATATGAATCTGAATGGCACAGAGGCGATAACACTCATTTCCCGGAAGAATATCTTCCTGCTCTTGAGAGCGATCCAGAGGTACTTTACTGGTGGATTGAGCTTCTTGCAGAGCGTGAGATAAGGCGTCAGGGTTATCGCGGTTATCCTATCAGTATTCAGGGCAATTTCAATCGAGTGTATAATGCTTGGAAGGAGCGTCAGAATTGGGTCAGATAACCAGTGTCGATGTTAATAAAGACATACTTATTGATAGTCTGAAAGCCCAGAACGCAAGACTAAAAAAGCTCCTCCGCGAAACAGCAGAAGAGCGAGACAGATATAAATCCTTGTGGGAAACAAATCGGATTCAAAATGAATTTTCAGAAAAGGAGCGAAAAGCAAATCGGCGATTAGAACAAGAGAAAAAGCAAGAGCGGCTGTTGTCCGGTGTAAAATCGGATGGCGTTCCGGTAGCTCATGCGGCGGATTCGATTCGTTCCTATGATGAAATGTGTGTTGTACTGGATAAGCTCAAAAACACAGGACGAATGGGAATACGAAACTGGGCTATGTTCCGTTGCGGCATTTGCTTCGGTCTTAGAGCAAGCGACCTCGTTAAATTAAAATGGGGTTGGATCATGGACGACGACGGCGAGTTCAGAGACCGTATACCCGTAGTCGAGAGCAAGACATCTAAAATCAATCGGTGTTTCATTTCAGATGCGATAAAGGAAACGCTTACAGAATATCGCAAGTGGCTCGGCGGACGCAACTGTTCTCCCGATGATTACATCTTCTCGAAGAACAACGGCGGGAGACTACAGGAGCAAAGCTATTCACGATATCTCAAAAGCGCGGGAAAGGAAGCGGGGTTGCCGATACACATCTCGTCTCACACCATGAGGAAATCATTTGCCAATATAGTGCTGTGTTGTCATGACGGCGGTGCGAATGATTATGCTATGAGAGACTTACAGGGTATGCTCGGACATTCAGATGTAAGAATTACGATGAGCTACCTCAAAGACACAATCCTCAGATACGACGAAGCGAGAAAGGCGGTGTCAGATTTCGTCCTCGGAAAGACAGATATAAACGAGCTGGTTACTTCAAAACAGGTCTCCAATAATGAAATTTACGAGCTTTGCAAAGAAATGTTTGAAAAACAAGTTGCGTAAATTATTTTCATAGTTTTTGGTAAATCAACAAAGTGAGGTGATATACTTGACTCGTAAGAACAAGAGAGCACTCGCGAGAGCTGCTCGATACATAAACGATAGGGTCGAATTTGCAAACGACATCTTAGATGACGAAGAGGATCGACTCGATGGTTGGGCGGAGAATCTGAAAGGTTCTCAAAAACACATGGACGCAGAAGACTTTGTTGAAGATATCCGTGAACAGTTTGATATAATAACTGATGCGGTAGAAGAAATACGGTCTTTGTGCGGAATAGAAGACTAAAAAAAAGAAGACTCCCCACGAAAGGGTAAAAGCGTTTGGCGACGGCTTCCCAATTCGATGAGGAGGAACGACATTCGTATGCTCTTATACTAAACACTGGCGTGTTTTTATAGGGGCATAGTCCTGCCATTGTCATTATAACACAAGGGCGGTTGAATGTCAACGAGAAAATAGGAGGAACTTATTGTGCAGAAACCTAAAATTGTTTACATTGCCGTTGACGACGACGATTATGAGCTTCCGTTTGCTATGGGCGACACAATGCGAGAGCTCGCCGAAGAGATTGGCGTCTCTACTTGGGATATATGGAACTGCGTCAAGAATCGGGGACGCAGTACAGCGCCTTTTAATCATACATATCGTGTCGAGAAAGTTAGACTTGCCTCTGATATAGAGGACATACTCGACTTTGGCACGGACAGAGACATTTACAACATAACAATTAATGCCTATGTATAAGTCAAATTCAAAAATAATAAAAGGTCTTTCGTTTGCTCTGGTGCTGAGCATAGGAGCGTTTCTTATGGTCGGTAATGCCTTGCCGGTAGAAGCTCCGAGCGCAGAGGTAGTTGAAATCGAAACTGAAAACGAATCGGTTTTGGATTTGAAAACGGAAATTGAATCCGAAACAGAAATCGCCTCTACCACAGAGCAACAAAGACCCGCCGATTCAAAGACAAAATACGACGAAATAATTGCTGAGATTGCCGAGAAGTACGGTGTCTCGGCGGCTCTTATCAAAGCAGTTATCAAAACGGAAAGCAATTTCAATCCGACTTTGATTAGCGCAACCAACGACTACGGTTTGATGCAAATCAACGCTTGTAATGTATCGTGGCTTACAGACGAGTTAGGTGTCACAGATTTATTCGATCCAGCACAGAACATCGAAAGCGGCGTGTACATCCTTAGCGGGTATCTGAAGCGCTATTCACTTGCAGATGCGCTGATGGCTTACAACTGCGGCGAGGGTGGAGCAAAACGCCTATGGAAACAGGGTATTCACTCTACTCACTACACGAAAAGGGTATTGAAAAACTTGGATGAATTTGGAGGACTTTATGAATAGACATAAATGTTTTGCAGACAGAGGAAGCTGCTGCGCTGTGCTTACAGAAAAGCTGTGCGAATATGGTGGGTGTCGGTTCTACAAGACCGAACAGCAACTCTACAACGAAAGGCAGTTTGTAGACAGATACATACAGAAAAAATACGGAGTTAGCCGTAGGGAATATGTGAGAAGCAAATATGGCAGTGAGCTTTTAAGGTATAGGAGGAGAAGAAATGAGGAAGTCTAAGCTTCTCACTCTAATAGCTCACGAGGTTGTGCCTCGGAAATGTGTAAACAACATGGAGTTTGTCGGCTATGTTGCTCGGTGCAGTCAGTGTGGCGAACCAATAGCAATCTACTATAAACTCGACGACGAGCTGAGGGTTTCGATTTTGCCGAGATTCAAAAGATATAAGGAACAGATAGAAAACAAATTAAGGAAAGGAAATGATTTATCGAGTGGAAAATAAAATGACATTATTTACGAACGAAGAGCTTGGAAATGTTAGGGCTTTGGAGATCGACGGCGAGCCGTATTTCGTCGGCAAGGATGTCGCCGAGATACTCGGATATAGTAATCCGCGAAAAGCAATCGGCGACCACGTAGACGATGAAGATAAAACCGATGGGGTAACGATTCGTGACTCCATCGGTAGGGAGCAAAAACCCATAATCATCAACGAGTCAGGTCTTTACAGCCTTATCCTCTCAAGCAAACTCCCGAAAGCCAAAGAGTTCAAGCGCTGGGTAACGGCGGAAGTGCTTCCAGCAATCCGCAAAACAGGCGGCTATGTAAACGATACGAAACAGTTCGTCGATTACTACTTTGCGGACTGCAATACATATGGGCGAGAAGCTATTACGCTTATGCTTAACGAAACAAAACGAATGGCAAATCAGTTAAAAGCTCAGGCTCCGAAGGTGCTGTTCGCTGAGGCTGTAGAAGGCTCGAAGACATCTATTCCAGTCGGCGACCTTGCGAAGCTTATAAAGCAGAACGGCGTCGATATTGGACAGAATCGTCTCTTCTCGTGGCTGAGAATGAATGACTATCTGATAAAGTCGGGCGACAGAAAGAATATGCCGACGCAGAAGTCTATGGACTTAGGTCTGTTCGAGGTTAAGATATCGACTTTCTACAGACCCGATGGCACGGTAGATATCGCGAAGACGCCGAAAGTCACAGGTAGGGGTCAGACTTATCTTATTAACAAATTCTTGTCGAGTTTGAAGGGGGCGTAAATTTAACCCAAAAGGAATTGGGTTTTGAAAGGTTAACCATGATAGACAGGTTTTATGATTTTGATTATAACAGATAATATCCTACAAATAGATGGTAGGGAACGACTGTCACTCGTCCGTGCCATGTGGGTTTTCCTTCTTTTTTTGCAGGTCTTTATAAGTTCGATTATAACTGATAAGATCTTGCAAATTGAAGTGATCAACTCATAAGTTGACATATGTATTACTCCTTCCTTAGAGACTTGCGAGGTGCGAATAGCTGCGCTCGCTGTACCCCTATAAGTAATACTATTATGGTTGACCTTTTAAAGCCCAATTCCTTGTTTGATAAAATTAAAAGGAGCGTGAACCAGTATAAAGAAAATCCTTATAGGCGGTAGCCCTTGTACAAAATGGAGTATCGCTCAGAAAAACGGAAGAGAAGTTTTGCCTAAAGGTGTCGGCTGGGAGCTGTTCGAGAACTATCGGATAGCGAAAGAAAAATTCCAGCCCGACATCTTTTTATATGAGAATAACAAGTCGGCGGCTCAACCCATAAAAGACGCGATTTACTCTGCTCTTGGTGGGGGCAAAGACTCATCAGTTCGGCTTACACACATAGACAGTGCGTTGGTTTCGGCGCAACATCGTCAGAGGTTTTATGTTACGAATTTTGGTGATATAGAACAACCAGAAGATAGAGGAATTTTACTTTGCGATGTACTTGAAAGCGGAAAAGATTTGTCTTGCCGCGAAAAGGCGTATACGCTTACAGCCAGCTATGGCGGAGCGGTAGCGTGGAACACCTTGGAAAGAAATCAACGAACTATGGTTGCAGAGCCAGTATATGTAGAATTTGCGGTTGGCGAATCAATTCAAAAAATGATTCCTGCTGTTGTTGATAGATTTGGTTATTTACCTGAAAAATTTAATGCATACAACCGTACTGAAATAAAAGATAAATCTCCGACACTTACAACGGGAAGTATGGTTACAAGCAGTTGTGCCACTACGATTTTGACGCCGATACGCATAGGAACTATAGAAAGCAATGTAAAGAATAAGTCGCACGACAGCAAACAATATCGTGTATATAGTCCCGACGGAAAAGCAACTACGCTTTGTGGACAAGGCGGCGGAGTCGGCGCAAAAACTGGATTGTATGCCTGTCCCATAAACGAAATTGACGGCAAGCCGATATACACGGTTAAGAATGGATTAATAACCATCAAGGACAAACAATACCCGATTAAGCTCGCCGATGGCCATTACCTTATACGAAAGCTTACACCGTTAGAATGTGAGAGACTGCAAACTCTTCCGGGCGGTTATACGAGCGGAGTTAGTGATACTCAGCGATATCGTGCTATCGGCAATGGGTGGACGGCAGAGGTTATTATACATATTTTAAATCATGCTCTTAAAGATATCCCGAGAGACCAAGAGCTTGTAGTCTTGTCACTTTACGACGGAATAGCAACAGGTAGGTACTGTCTGGATAAGATGGGCTTTACGAATGTCAAGTATTATGCTTATGAAATAGACCCATATCCGATAAAGATAGCGATGTCAAACTATCCCGATATCATCCAGTGTGGCGATGCCTTTCGGGTTAGGGATGATGATTGGAAAATTCCGGACTAAAAGGAATCGGGTTTTGATTTGAAAAATGAAAATGAAAAGGGGAGATGAAATGGCTCAGGATTGGAGCGGCGATGCAAACTCTGTGTACAAAATTATCGGGGCGTCTAACCACTCAAACGAAAACAGGGCAGACGACGACTACTACGCGACTGACCCGAAGGCGGTAGAGGAGTTGCTGAAACGAGAGAAATTCTCTCACTATGTGTGGGAGCCGGCTTGTGGTGGAGGACACATATCAAAAGTATTGGAGGCTCACGGTTACGACGTTCTGTCGAGTGATATTGTGGATAGGGGTTATCCGAATACATATGTGGCGAACTTTTTGAGAACCAAATCTCATCCCACGAAATATATACCACGCGACATTATCACGAACCCGCCGTACAAATATGCTAAGGAATTTATAGAGAAAGCCTTAAAGTTATCTATGGATTCAACTAAAATAGCTATGTTCCTCAAGGTCACATTTCTTGAGGGCAAGGCAAGACGGGAATTGTTTGATAAAGCTCCACCGAAATATGTGTATGTATTCTCCGGTAGAGTGAACTGTGCTAAGAACGGCGACTTTAGTAAAGCTGAGTCGAGCGCCGTGGCGTATGCGTGGTTTGTTTGGGAAAAGGGGTTCAAGGGCAAACCGAAAATTAGATGGATTTAAACCAAGGAGGAGTATTGGTTAAATGAAAATGGATAAGGTTGCGGGGTCGGGAAATGACGAATTCTACACACCCGCATATGCGATTAGACCAATCCTTAAATATGTAGAGGGGGGAGCAAAAGTCTGGTGTCCCTTTGATACAGCAGACAGTTTGTTTGTAAAAGAGCTTAGGGCACACGGCTGTGAAGTGATACCGACTCATATCGATAACGGACAAGACTTCTTTAGTATAGAGATTCCCAAGTGTGACTATATAATTTCCAACCCGCCGTACTCGCGCAAAGGAGATGTATTAGAGAGATTATTTGAGACGGGTAAGCCGTTTGCTATGCTCGTTGGGGTAGTCGGCTTGTTTGAAAGTCAAAAGAGATTTGATATGTTTAAACAAAATGAGTTCGAGATAATGTATCTCAATAGGCGTGTTTCGTATTTTAAATCATATGACGACGAAAAGCCTTCGCTAAACCCGCCGTTTTCGAGCGTTTATGTGTGTCATGGGATGTTGCCGAAAACTATTGTATTTGAGGAAATAAGCAAGGCAGGATAAAAATAAATTAAATTTAAACCAAGGAGGAAATTAAATGATATTTAATATTGTAATGATAGTTATAGCTGCGGTTCTCACGGCTGTAGGTGTGATTTTAGCTTACAAAGAGATAGAATACGGAGACGACATTCCGGTGGCAATTCCTATAGTAAGTTTTGTGTTGGCGATATGTCTGTTCGTACTCTCAGCTTCAGCGGCTATTGTGCCGACCGGATATACGGGAGTGAGAACGACGCTCGGTCAGATAAGCGACCAGCCTGTACATAGTGGTTTCAACTGGAAAGCGCCCATTGTTCAGAGCATAAAGCTCGTAAATAACAAACAGCAGGACGCGCAGTTCGGCGGCGACAAAATCTGGTCGGAGACTAAAAGCAGAACAGCAATTTACTACGCAGACGTGACCGTTACTTATCAGATTAACCCCGACAGGTCGGCGTGGATCTACGCTAATGTCTCGGACTACAAGAACTCTCTGGTGTCCGAAAACATAGTTGCTTCGGCTATTAAATCCAGTAGCAAAGTGCTTAGCGATACCGACGCGACGAACCGCTCGATAGTTGAACCGCTGATAATGAAAAATCTTCAGGCTTCTATAGACGAGAAGTACGGCGAGGATGTTGTTGCGATACTCAAAGTGACGGTAAACGACATTGACTTTGACGAGTCATATCAGGCGGCGATAGCATCAAAACAACAGGCTCAGCTTGCGGCAGAACAGCAGGAAATCGAAAATAAAAAGGCTGTGGATAAGGCAAAGGCAGACGCAGAGGCGAAGCTTATAAAATCTAAGGCTGAAGCTGAAGCAAATGACACTCTTGAGAAGTCCCTGACGGATAAGATTCTTAAAGAAAAATACATAGAGAAGTGGGACGGAAAGCTCCCGAGTGTGATGACCGGCGACGATGGAAGTTCGATAATGATTCAAAAGTAAGGAGGGAATGAATGAGGGTATTACTGTTGTTGCGCGGTAGTGCTGGGTGTGGTAAGTCAACATGGATTGAACAAAATGGACTTGAACCCTATACACTATCCGCCGACGAGATAAGGTTGATGTACGCTTCGCCCGCTTTAAATGTTTGTGGCGAAGAGTGTATAAGTCAGTTAAATGACACTAAGGTCTGGAAGACACTCTTTCAGATTCTTGAGTCTCGAATGGAGCGAGGAGAGTTCACCGTTATTGACGCGACGAACTCCAAAACTTCCGAGATGAAGCGCTATGCGGAACTTTGTAACCGTTATCGCTATAGGATTTATTGTGTAGACTTCACCGACATTCCTATTGAGGAAACCAAAAGGCGAAATAAAATGCGACCTATAGTTAAACAGGTTCCTGAAACAGTAATCGATAATATGTATGCTCGTTTCGCTACTCAGAAAATTCCGTCGGGGATAACCGTTATAAAACCGGATGAACTTTCAAGGGTGTGGTTCAAACCTATGGATGTTTCGGAATACGATGCGGTTCACTTTGTTGGAGATGTTCATGGCTGCTATACGGCACTCAAAGAAGCAATCAGGGATGTAACTGAGAAACCTAATGAGCTGTTTGTGTTCTGCGGAGACTATACTGACAGAGGAATTGAAAATGCAGAGGTAGTAAAGGAGCTTCTTCGCATCTATAAAGAACCGAATGTATATCTCATAGAGGGAAATCATGAGAAACATATGTGGGTTTGGGCTAATGACGGAACTACCGGGTCAAAAGAGTTTGAGATGCATACAAGAGCTCAGCTTGAAAGCGCTTCTTTTACTAAAAAGGATGTTCGCAAACTTTACAGAAGTTTCGGGCAGTGCGCCTATTATATATATCGTGGCAAAACTATATTGGCTACACACGGTGGTCTTAGTACGTTGCCTAACAATCTCACGCTGGTGGCTACCGACCAAATGATTAAAGGCTCTGGGAATTATAGCGACGCCGATGTTGTTGATCAGTCTTTCTGTGAAAATACTGACGCTTATCAGGTGCATGGGCACAGAAATCTTAAAGGAAATCCCATTCAGGCTTGCAGAGCCTTCAATCTTGAGGGGAATGTTGAGTTTGGAGGCTCTATAAGAGTTGTTAGTTTTGTTGGCAATGAGATAAAGGTGAGCGAGTTTAAAAACAATATATATTTACCGACTGAAGAGAGAATTGATTATACTGCAAAGATAAAAAAGAACGAGTCTGTTGCAGATGCTATTCTGGCTCTGAGAGGTAATAAGCAGGTAGTCGAGAAGCAGTTCGGTGATATCTCGTCTTTTAACTTCTCAAAACAGGCTTTCTTTGACAAGATATGGGATGAGCAGACGATTAGGGCACGAGGTTTGTATATCAACATTCCCAAAGGAAAAATAGTCGCAAGAGGCTATACAAAGTTCTTTAATGTAAACGAGCGACCGGAGACAAAATTTGATATGTTACAGCACAAGCTTAAGTTTCCTGTAACTGCGTATGTTAAAGAAAACGGGTTTCTCGGGTTAGTTTCATATAACGAGATAGATGATTCGCTGTTTGTTACAACGAAATCTAATCCGGATGGTAATTATGCATCGTGGCTTAAAGAGATGATAGATAAGAAAATCCCTGTTGATACACAGCAGAAAATGAAAGAATTTTCAAGGGAGAACAATGTAACATTTGTGTTTGAGTGTATTGATATGCAGAGAGATCCACACATAATTGATTATCCGGAAAATCATCTTTTCTTGCTTGATATTGTTTACAACGAGTTGAAGTTCAAAAAGTTCAGTTATGACGAGCTTATAAGTGTTGCAGACAAGTTCGGGCTCGAACACAAAGAGCGAGCTGTCGTAATTAACGATTGGCAGACATTCTTCGATTGGTATTACACGGTCACAGCACCTGATTATCTGTATAACAACAGGCATATAGAGGGATTTGTCGTCGAAGATGCCGACGGTTATATGGTTAAGCTTAAACTTGCTTACTATAATCTCTGGAAATACCTTCGCGGCATTTCCTACAAGGTTCTTAGACGCGGACATCTTGATGGCAAGGAAACTTCGTCTCTTACAACGCCATTAATGAATCAGTATTATGCGTGGCTTAAACGAATTTACGCAGAAACAGAGGATAAAGAGTCAATACCGCGTGATATCTGCTCGCTTAGAAAACTATTCTACGCATCGGACGAAGGAAGAAATTTTACAAAGGAGGGGAACGATAATGATTGACGCATTTCTTTTTAACATTCTTAATCTGATTGGTCTTTATGGTAAAGCAATTCTTGTGTTCATCGAGAAAATACTTGGACTGTAAAATCCAAATAAATAAAAATGAAAAGGGGTAAAACAAATGGGATTTCAGAAAGCAAAAAGAGAACAGATTTGGCTTAAGGTGCTACTCGCGGGTCCAAGTGGAAGCGGTAAGACTTTTTCGGCGCTGAGACTGGCGAAGGGCATAGCCGCCGCTGCGGGTGGTAGAGTCGCCGCAATCGACACGGAGAATGGTCGTATAAGATATTACGCAAATGAGTTCGACTTCGACGACCTTCAGCTTCAGGCTCCGTATACTCCCGAGAAATACATTCAGGCTATTGACGATGCGGTTGACGGCGGATATAAGGCTCTTGTTATCGACAGCATAACTCATGAGTGGGATTACTGTGTTGATTATCACGACAAGATGCCGGGCAATTCTTATACCAACTGGGGTAAGGTAACTCCGAGACATGACGCCTTTATGGAAAAGGTTCTTCAGTCTCCTATACATATTATATCCACCGTTAGAGGCAAGGACACTTATGTTCTTGAGGATAGAAACGGAAAACAGGTTCCTAAGAAAGTCGGTATGGGCTACAAGCAGAGAGATAACACGGAGTACAACTACACTCTAACCTTTAATATCGCGCAGGACACCCACATAGCGGAAGCTCAGAAAGATAATACACACCTCTTCGAGGGCAGATACGATGTGCTGACCGAGCGCGACGGCAAGGCTCTGTTTGACTGGGCAAACGCTGGCGACGCCCCCGCTCCGAAGCCGGTTAATAAATCCGCCGCAGAGGAAGAGCCGGTTGCAGATGTTCCTGTGGCTGAGAAGTCTAAGATAGAAATGGCTATAGACAGCATTAACAAACTCGCTAAAGAACTTGCAGACAGCGGTGTGGCGAAGAAAACAATTTCAGATATAATCAAGTCGGTTTCGGGTAGTGCAAACTATAATAAGATAACTGACTTTGAGGTAGCGACAGATGTTTATAAGGAGCTTGTAGCCCTTAAAAATAAGGAGGATTAATTATTTATGGTAGAGAATAATGTAACAATCATCGGTAGACTTACGGGCGACGTAGAAATAAGAACCGCCGGTAACACAGACAACAGAGTGGCGAATTTCACTGTAGCTATCAATCGTCCCAAGAGAAAGGACGCAGAAGACGAAGCAGATTTCATCCGTGTTAGGGCGTGGAACTCAACCGCCGACTTTATCGAAAAGTATTTCGGCAAGGGTTCTAAGATAGGTGTCAGAGGTTCCATTCGTACAGACTCGTATAAAAACAAGGACGGCGAGAACAGAAGCGTGACATATGTCCTTGCTGATGAGATCTGCTTTATCGAGTCTAAGTCAACTTCCAACGGCGGCTCTGAGCCGAAAGCAAAGGTGAGCACAAAGAAAGCAAATGTTGATGTCACTACTGACGACGATGATCTGCCGTTCTGATGAGACATATGGAAAAATACAGCTTTTCTAAGTTGTCTTCTTTCCATCAGTGTCCGCTGCAATATTGGTATACATATATAGCTCGTGAGCAGGGAGAAAATAATGCTTTCGCACAGTACGGAAGTTTCGTTCACTCCCTGCTCGAACACTGGGGCAAAGATGAACTTGCCGAGTATGAGTTGCTGGGTGAATATGAAGATAAGTTTTTCGACCACGTAACTCAGGAATTTCCACCCAACAAATACACCGACTTGAGTAAGAAATATTACGACGACGGCGTACAGTTTTTGTCAAACTTCGAGGGCGTGGATGCGAAAGAGATACTCGGTGTAGAAGAACACTTCGAGGAGCCAATTGCGGCGGCGGACGGAAGAGATAGCTTCATCATTCAGGGCTTTATAGACCTTATATACATAGACTCGGCGGGACGGTTGGTAGTTCACGACTGGAAATCAAAAGCAAAATTTAAAAACCCCGCCGAGCAGAAGAAGTATGCGAGACAGTTATACATATATTCAATTTATGTCAAGCTGAGATATGGTAAGTTTCCCGATCTACTGAGATTCCATATGTTCCGTAACAGCAAAGATGTGGATATCAAGTTCAACATTGACGACTATTACGAAGCAATAAACTGGATGCAGGAGACGGTAAAGAAAATCCGGGATTGCGGTGAGTTTGAAAGCCGACCGGATGATTTTTATTGCCAATATCTGTGCGACATGAGACTAAAATGCTGTGGGGAGACGGCGACAAAGTAGCATAAAGTAAAGGAGGTTGATGATTTATACAGGTATTAAAAAGCGATATTCAAAGAGCGAAAGAGAAATTAGGGGATAGAAATGCTGAGATTATGGTTGAGTTGCTCGGTATTACGAACTGGAACCCCTCAAGAAGAGTCGGGTGTTGCCCGAACCCCGAACACATAGACAAGAATCCGTCGTGCTCGTATAACCCCAAGACTTATTCTTTTCATTGCTTTGCGTGTGGCTTTACCTGTGACATCATAGATGCCTATATCACATCCAAGAAGTGTACTTTTCTTGAAGCGTGTGAGATGCTTTTTGATGAGGCGGGTATACAGTATTCATTCGCAGAGCGCGGAACAAAAGACAGGGCATACAAATACCCCAAACCCAAGTATGCCGACAACAAAGAAGAGGTGTACAAGTATTGGCGGAAGAGAAAAATATCACCTGAAACAATAGATTATCTGAATATACAACAGGACGAAAAAGGAAACACCTTGTTCCAGTATTTCGACCTGAATGACGTGCTCGTAATGTGTAAAGTCCGCAAGTCACGCGCAGTGCCTCACGGTGAACTTAAGATATGGTATCTCGAAAACAGCGATTGCTGTAATGTCCTTTACAACATCAATAAAATAAATACCACTCAGCCGTTGATAATATGTACCGGCGAAGGCGACTGTGCCGCACTCATTGAGTGCGGTTTTTACAACTCCGTAAGCATTAACGGCGGCGACCAGAATACGAAGTGGATTGAAGAGTGCTGGGATTTTCTGCAAGAGTTCGAAGAAATCATCCTCGTCCACGACAACGACAGAAGCGGCGAGGAATACATAAAGAAAGTTGCTCCGAGGTTGGGCGAATATCGTGTCAAGGTTGCGGAAATCCCATTGTCTCACACCAATACAGACGGTGAGAAAGTTCGCATAAAAGACATAAACGAACTGCTGTTCTTTGAGGGAAAAGAGGCGGTCAGAGATGTAATCAATAACGCGAAAGAGTCTGAGATTCCCGCGATAGTCGATTACACCGAAGTAAAGAGATTTGATATGTCGGATGTTGAAGGGTTTACAACGGGTTTTGAAGATTTGGACGCTGCGCTCGGCAAGAACTATATGGGTTCTACAACGCTCATAACCGGAATAGCTTCTGCGGGTAAAAGCTCTCTGATATCGACGCTTGTATGCCGATCTATAGAGCAGGGTTATCCTTGTTTTATATACAGCGGAGAGCTTTCAAATCCGTCGTTGAAAAACTGGATTGACTTTGTTCACGCAGGACAGCGGGGACTTGAAGAAGTGCAAGGCGAACACGGCAAGTATTACAGAATCAAGTCTGATGTGTACAGAAAAATCAATTCCTATTATCGCGGACAGCTTTACTTCTACAAAGATTCGTTCTCGCATAAGACCGAAGACCTCCTCGCGACGGCGGAGAGTGCGGTAAGAAGGCTTGGAGTAAAAACGGTATTCTTCGACAATCTCACATCTGTGGATCTGTCGTGCGACGATAACTCAAAGTGGACTAAGCAGGAAGATTTTATAAGACAAATCATTGACTTTGCAAAACGATGGAATGTAGCTTGCTTTGTGGTTATTCACCCGAAGAAAATGGAGCAGGTACGCAAGATGAGCATCTTTGACCTACAGGGCGTCGCTGCTGCTGCCAACCTTGCACAGCGTGTTATATCGCTATACCGAGTATCACCTAAAGATAAAAAGGGTGTTGTTGGCAGAAACGGCAAGTTCATTACGCCGCCCATGAAAGGCAGTGTTGTCCTTGAAGTTCTCAAAGACCGATATGGTAGTGCGAACAACAAGGAATTTGCTCTGTACTACGACAACCCGAGTAAGAGATTCTACACAACGCCGCAGAATCTTGCCCATGCTTATGGGTGGGAAGTCGCCGACGGCGTGACAAGTGCGGAGTTGCCTTATGGCACTCCTGCTTATGACGAAGATATGGACGAGGAGGTGTTTGGTTGACAGACAACTTAGTAATTTATCATCTACATAGTGATAACAGTCTGCTGGATAGTTGCACGGGCTACAAGCTGTATATCGACAGAGCCGCTGAACTTGGACAACCAGCTATAGCGTTCAGCGAACACGGAAAACCACTCAACTGGGTCAAGAAAAAGATGTATTGCGATGAAAAAGGAATTAAATACATTCACGGCGTTGAGATATACCTCACTGAAAGCCTTAATGAAAAGGTCAGAGATAACTACCATACGGTGCTTATAGCTCGAAACGAACAGGGCGTGAAAGAACTCAACCTTGCAGTGTCGAAATCATGCGATAAAGACCACTTTTATTATGTAAATAGATTGAGTTTTGACGAGTTTCTGAAGCTGTCCAACAACATTATCACGACGAGCGCGTGTCTTGCAAGTCCTCTAAATAAGCTTCCCGTAGACCATCCGATGTACGAGAGTCTTGTTAAGCGATATGACTTCCTTGAGATACAGGCGCATGACTGTCAGGAGCAGAGAGACTTTAATGTGCATTTGGCGGAGCTTGCGAAGAAGTACAGTAAGCCGCTGATAGCAGGAACCGATACTCACTCGCTTGACAAATATAAAGCTGAGTGCCGCAAGATATTGCTTAAATATAAAAACAAGTCCTACGGCGACGAAGATACATACGACCTCACATATAAGTCCCGTGAAGAGTTGGACGCTGCATTTGCAAGGCAGGGCGTTCTACCTTCCGAGCTTTACAGACAGGCTATGGACAACACGCTTGTAATGGCTGATATGGTAGAGCCGTTCGAGCTTGATACATCTATTAAATACCCGATACTGTACGGGTCGGCTGAAGAGGATAGCCGAATAGAAGCTGAGCGTGTTGACCGAATGTTCAAAGAGAAGCTTGAGACGGGGGTTATACCGCCCGAACAGGAAGAAGCGTTCAGAACCGCACTGGCTGAAGAAAGAAAAATCTTTGAGAAAGTCGGCATGAATGGCTTTATGCTTTGCGAGAGTGAATTGATATGCTGGTGCAAGGAGCATGGCATTGCCATAGGTCCCGGACGAGGTTCAGTTAGTGGATCGAGAACTGCCTTTGTGACAGATATCACTGACTGCAACCCCGAACAGTGGCATACGGCGTTTGCGAGATTCTGCCATGAAGACAGAGTTGAACCGGCTGATATTGATACCGACTGCATAGATAAGGATAGACCCAAAATCTTCCAGTACATAATTGATAGATTTGGGGCGGAGAAAACGGCGCGAGTAGCTGCCTTTGGAACGCTTCAGGCAAAGGCGACCATTAAAGGAATCGGAAATGCGCTGGCTAAGTATTGGGAAGAGAAAAAGAGCGGAGAACAGTTCAAACCGTCCGATAAGTTTTCGCCGGACAACCCGTATTCATTGAAAAACATTGACGGGGTTGTTGAAGAGTTCCTGATGGATGAAGACTTGGCGAAGAAGAATCATCCCGATATTTTCTTTTATTATGACGGGCTTTTGAACACAAAGATATCTCAGTCAATTCATCCTGCGGGTATAGTTATCAGTCCGATAACACTGACGGACAATTATGGTGTTTTTGATAAAGACGGAGAGCGTTGCGCTTTTATCGATATGGAAGAGCTTCATGCCGTCGGAGCAGTTAAATTTGATTTTCTGATACTTAAAAACATTGGAATTATAAACGATGCTTGTAAAATGGCTGGTATTCCGTACCCCCATATGAGCGAAATGAACTTTGACGATCAAAGGGTTTGGAACGATATGCTGAGAAGTCCTATAGCACTGTTCCAGTTTGAAAGCAGCTTCGCCTATAGCCTAATGAAGAGATTCAAACCTAAATCAATATTTGAACTCACGTTGGTTAATGCGGCTCTGCGACCCGGTGGAGCTTCGTACAGAGACAAGCTTGTTGGGCGCATACCGAACAAAAACCCCAGTGAAGAAATAGATACTCTTTTAAAAAATAACCTCGGGTATTTGGTCTATCAAGAGGATGTCATGAATTTCCTTACGCAAATATGCGGTATGTCCGGAGGCGAGAGCGACCGAATAAGAAAGATGATAACCAAAAAGAAAGTTGATGAGATAGAAGCCATAACCCCGAAAATTCTGGACGGGTATTGCAATCACTCGGATAAGCCCAGAGCGGAAGCCGAAGAAGAAGCAATGGAGTTCATGAAAGTTATTAAAGATGCGGGGTCTTATGCGTTCAATTTCAACCACTCTGTGAGTTATAGCTTGGTATCATATCTCTGTGCATATCTTCGTTGCTATTATCCTTGCGAGTTCATCACAGCATATCTTAACAACGCCGCTAATGAAGATGATGTTATTAATGGCACTACGCTTGCCGCCGAATATGGATTTAAGGTAACACCTCCTCGTTTCGGCGCGTCGAGAGATGTCTTCTATTTTAACAAGGAGAAAAAAGAAATAGCAAAGGGGTTGACGAGTGTTAAGTATATGTCCGCTGCTCTTGCAAATGAGCTGTATGACATATACGACGAGGTAAAAGGAAAATCGTTTATGGAAGTTCTCAAAGCTCTCTCGAAGACCTCTATTGACACGCGACAGCTCGACATCCTAATTAAAATTGGCTACTTTGAAGAGTTTGGAAATATGGGAGAGCTGCTGAAGCTTGTACAGGTATACTCGTTCTTTAAGAACGGAACTGCAAAATCTGTTAGCAAGTCCAAGGTTGTAGGTTTCCTTACGGATATCATCTCAGATTATGCGACGGATAAAGGTGTCAAGGGGAACGAGCTTAAGTCCTATACAATAACTGACATGGACGGGCTTTTAGCTGCCTGTGAAGAGCAAATCAGAAAATCAGATGTTCCGGACTTAACCCTTAAAGTCAAAATACAGAATAGTATCGAGTATCTTGGCTATGTTGGTATTCAGACCGGACTGCCCGAAGACCGTCGTAAACTTCTAATAACAGAAGTATTCCCTATGCGTGGACAGAACGGTGTGCCGTGGGGATATAAAGTGAATACGCAGAGTCTGGGTACAGGTAAGCAGTCGTCGTTGACGATACCGGCGAGAATATATGCCGAGAATCAGGTAGCGAAGGGTGATATCGTGTATGCCGACAACTGCTACAAGAATCCGAAAGGATATTGGTATCTTAATTCCTATAGAAAGATGTGAGGTGCAAAATGAAGCCACAATCCAAGAGAGATAAAAGAGCTCAGATTCTTTACGATGAATTACAGTATTGGGGTTTAATTAGTTATGAGTCGGATATGAGAGCTGTAAAAGCTATTGCTAATGAGTTGCCTCAAAGAATGTTAGTAAGGGTCATTTCAAAATTAAGAAGGATGCGCGGCGCTTCGTGAGGTGTTGAATCGAGTTTATCGAAACACAGATGATTGCGAAATGCGTCTTGTTCATAATGCGGGCGAGGGTTGGATAATGGATACTGAGAAGCCAGTTAAGGTAGTGCTAAATGATGCGGCTATAGTCGTAGATACGCATGAACCTATTGATGTAAGTGCGGCGACATTAACAGAGATGGTTGAGTCGGTTAAGGCAGTTAATGATAAATTTTATGAGATTGCTTATAAAGACGGTAATCTTGAAATGAAAGAAATAAAATGATGGTTGCGCGCAACTGTAGGAAAGGAGATTAGGTAGCATGATGATTTATGTGATACCTAAAGACGATGATAAACCTATTAAAATCGTTTTTGAGGGTGGGAAAGGGTCTAATCCCATAATAGAGGATGATCGGGTATATTTTATTGATGAGCACCCAAGTCCTGAAGAAGTTGGAAAAGCGTTTAGAACATTATATGAAAGATTAATGTCTATAGAAGAAGTTTTCGAGAAGCAGATACCAAAGAAGCCTTATTTTGGTGAAGCCTTGGGCTTTAAAGGCTTCTTCGGGTACTTATGTCCGATATGCCATAATTGGCTTTTATATCCCGACGAAATACCTAATTCGCGCGATTCATTCTGTTCTTTTTGTGGGCAGAAGATTGACTGGTCGGAGGTAGCCGAATGAGTGATTATATTGACCGTGCTGCACTCGGGATAGGCTTGTGTAACCGAGATGTTTTTGAGAACAAAGGTTATGCGGACGGCTGGAATGCCGCTGTTAAAATTTTAAAAGAAGCTCCCGTTGCTGATGTACAAGAGATTAAACACGGCGAGTGGATTGAGGACGGCTATTACGATATTCCTTGCGTGTGTTCGTGCTGTGGAGCGGAAGCGCAATATACAAGCACCTTTAAAGAAACATTTGACTATGATTGGGAAGAAAACTTATGCCCTACAGGGTACGAAGAAATAAGAGAATATATTAGAACGCCGTTTTGTTCTAATTGCGGCGCAAAAATGGACGGAGGTGCGAAATGAAGTGCGAAAAATGCGGGCATGAATTTGAAAAGCTCAATGTTCAGACATTTGCGAGAGATGGAAGCGACTACGAAGACAAGTGCGAAGCTGAAGTTTGCGGTGACGAAGCGGTAGTGGTCGAAACCTCTAAAAATTGGTGTGGCTACGAACTGACGGAAGAAGAAATGCTTGACACAATCACCTGTCCACACTGCGGAAAGTTTCCGTTTGAGAGCGCGGAACTCTATGTATACGACATCATACAGGTTGTGATGTTTAGAAAGGACGGAGGTAATAACAATGCGTGAGATACTATTTAGAGGTAAAGATTTTTCAGGAGTCATAAATCATCGTTGGTGCTTTGGCAGTTTGGACACAACTGAGGACGACAGAGCAATAATTATATATCCCGATAGGTTTGGAAACAGATGTCAAATTTTTGTTAATCCTGAAACCGTAGGACAGTACACAGGTCTTAAAGATAAGAATGGCACAAAGATTTTTGAAGGCGATATAATTTTGTTGAGAGGCGATGAAGAGCCTTATCAAGTCGTTTTTGATGAATCCTGTTTTCAAGTTTATAGCGACAGTGTTCGCTATGCTATGGATAACTTTTACGACTACGAAATAGAGGTCATCGGCAATATCTACGATAATAAGTTGGAGGATTTTTAAAATGGACTATAGCGATTGTTTAGGGTATCAGCTTGGATTTTGTCGGTTTAGGTGTACCAAACCTGAAAGCTGTGATAATTTCAAAAGCAAATCGAAGTTAATCGTGTTGCCGTGTAGCGTTGGAGACACAGTTTGGTATATCACAGGAATAGGACGCAATCTAATTAAGCCGGCAAAAATAGAAGAAATTATTATAGGCAAAGACGGTATAAAATACTTATATGTGCAGGGTGATAGTTGCAGTTTTGAAGACTCGTTTGATATTTTTTATACTACCGAAGAAGAGGCACAAAGAGCTCTTAAAGGAGACAACAAGGAGGCAAAAGATAATGGCTGATGCAGATAGATGTGTCTGTTGTGGAGAAATAGTCCCCGAAGGTCGGCAAATATGCCCGCAATGCGAGATTGAACTACAGTCTAAACCAGACGTAGGAGCAGTCTTAGGTATTGAAGAGAAAATAGACGAGAATTTAATAAATGAAGATTGGATAAAATTTTATAAAGCACATCCTATTGAACTTTATGAGCTATGTGGATTTCGCTTTACTTTTACTCAAAAAATAATTCTGCGTACCATGTGCCTTTATGAGAGAACAAAAGATAGGAGAAGATTAAAATGAATTGTCTAATATGTGGTAAAGAAGTGCTATTAGACCTTACTCAAAAAGTAATATGGACTTCATGGGGCGAGGAAGTTTGTTGTGCAAGTCACTCCAAAGAGCAATGCACTCTGATGGATTTTATTTAGAGGACGGTGACTCCGAGTAGTTTATTAAGGAGATGTTTAAGTGACAAAAGAATTTAATGAGTGTGTCGGGTGTCCGCCTGAACTTGGGTGTATCGGTGACTCGTGTCCACATAGGCGTGTTACTCGATACTTCTGCGACAAGTGCGGTGAAGAGGAGAGACTTTATTATGTGGATGGCGACGAGCTGTGTGCAGAGTGTGTGCTGGAAGCTTTAGAGATAGTGGAGGGGTCAGATGATTAAACTCGAAAACTGTGAAGTGATGGGTTGGGAAGCTGCGATTCGCGAACTCTATAAAGGAAAAGGTGTCCGCTGGGTTTATCCTAACTTTTATGAAGCCTATATCTCTACCCACGGCAAGTTTCTCTCTTGTGGTACATATCCGACCGAGGAACAAGCAAGAGAAGCGGTTGCGATTACCAAGATTAAGTTGTTTGAAGCAAGTGTAATTGCTCACGGTGATAATCCTTCCGATGTCGTGGAAAGCGTGGAAAAGAGATATTTTGCTTCTCCAAGTGGTAACATTTACAACCAACACGGAGATTTGATGGTTGGTGCAGTAGACCGTTGTGGTTATCGGCACACTATCTTGAATAGAAAAAATCGTAATGTTCATCGTGTGATTGCTGAAACTTTTATTCCAAATCCAGACAATTTACCTTGTGTAAATCACAAAGACGGAAACAAACTTAATAATTCAGTTGATAACCTTGAATGGTGTACTCATTCGGAAAACACATTGCACGCATATCGTGAAGGCTTAGAGAAAAAGCAGACTGGTGAAGAACATCATAATCATAAATTAACTTGGGCTAATGTTCATTATATTCGAGATGTTTATGAAAAAGGGAGCCGGATTTATGGAAGCGCGGCTTTAGGACGATTATTCGGGGTAGATAAAAGCACTGTGTCTGCGATAGTTCATAATGAGACTTGGAGGGAACAAAATGATAAAAATTGAAAATGAGTCTGTGTCAAGTATATCCAGAGCCATATATTCAGCGCGAAATGCTATGAACTCATGGGATAAGTCGGATTCCGATTTAGAGAAAGATATCGTCGGTTCTAACGACCTCGCCCTCGCAAAACGTCTTTGTAGCGCGGGTACAGACCATCGCAAGTTTATGAGAATGATTACGGTGTATGTGGATATAACAGCACCGTTGTATCTGCTAAAAGAGCTCGATCAATATAAGGTGGGTACAGTCTCAAACTCCTGCTCGACTATGCACAAAATCCACGCAAAAGAGTTTACACTTGACGACTTCTCACACGAGCATTTGGACGACGACTGGAATGATAGAAAAAATCTCGTGGCTTACAATGACGAGTATTTTAATACACCTCTTTGTGTTATGGAATGGATTATTGAAGTCTTAAACAATTACCGTGACTTGTATCTCGAAACTAAAGATAAGAAGTATTGGTATGAGATGATACAGCTTTTGCCGAGCAGCTACAATCAGCGTCGAACTTACTTACTAAATTACGAGGTACTTGCCAACATATGCAAGTCTCGCCGCAATCATAAACTCGACGAGTGGGTTGAGTTTTGTGCGTGGATTAAAACACTCCCATACTCAGAGCTGATAACAGGGGAGCCTAAAGACAAGGGTAGCTCTGAAGACGAGAACGAGGACGAGGAGGACTAATATGGACGCAGTAGATTACCTTAAGACAAAAGAGCGAATGTGCGGAAAGTCATCTGGTTGCTCCATGTGTCCGTTTGCTATGGGCGAACCCTTTGGCTGTGAGACCGTTGAATCTCAGCACCCCGAAGAGGCTGTAGAGATGGTTGAGAAGTGGGGTGTGGAACATCCGGTAGAAACATACATAAGTGACTTCCTCAAGAAGTTCCCGAACGCGATATTGGACGACAAAGGCTATCCCCCTGAGTGCGTGAGATACCTTTACGGCAACGACCATACTCCACTCGGCGACCGTGGGTGCGTTGGTGTTTCTTGCTCGGATTGTTGGAATAGACCTATAAAGAAAGAGAAGTGTAGATATTATAAGGTTGAACACGGAGCAAAAGTGTGCATCGGTCAAAAGGGTGAGCCGTCGTGTAAGTGTGGCGGCGACGTGAATTGCTGTGAGAGAGACTAAAAGGAGAAGATAAATGGGTTATTACTTTAACAGAGAAGATATTTTAAATGGCGCAAAAGACTGCGTTTGCAGGAGCAGGGAGGCGGAATACAGCTCGCCTGAGAACAGCTTTACCGCGATAGCAAATTTGTGGACGAGCTATCTCGATGCGGCATTCCCGGACGAAAAGGTTTTGCTGACCTGTAAAGATGTCGCCGCTATGATGGTGCTTTTTAAAATGGCAAGGGTGGCGACCGGTAGAGGCAAGGCTGATAACTGGATAGACGCGGCGGGGTATGCGGCGTGTGGTGGTGAGACCGAGAAGATAATTCGACCCGACACAGAAGCCTCGAAGGACACTGACTGTGTGGTGGTTGTGTGAGAAAGAAAAAGCTAAAACGGGAGCTAAATTCTCTACGCACCGACCTCGAAGCCGCTAAGAGCAATGCTGATTTTTGGAAGGGATATGCAGAGTTCAGTCAAGAAAAATTAGAAGATAACAAACAACTCCGCGAGGAGAACTTAAGACTAAACAGGCTGCTCGCAGAGGTGACAAGTGACCTTAACGCACTTCGCCGAAGTAGTGGATTCGCTCATGCTTACTGCGCTTACGATGAGTGGTTAGACAAAGAATACTGTGACCGTTGCAGAGAGAACGGATATAACGATTGGAAATGGAGAGGAGTTTTAAAAAATGAAGAGAATCATTGGCGAGATATTTGACTGGATTACAGCAATAGATGAGGCGATAGAAATAACTGCCAAAGATGAGGCTCATAGCGACCACAAGGGTGACGAGCCACAGATACATACGTGTCCCGCAGACTGCAAGGGAGCACCCGGTGCCAACTGGCACTCAATAGAAACTGTCGGCGACCTGCCCGAGTACAGTGGCAAATTTATCGTGACGATTGAGGAGCTTTTTTATTCAATCAATTGTATACACTCGAGACCCCGCAACGAGAGAGCGACCGTTACAGCGTGGTACGACGCCGACTCGATGACTTGGGAGATTGACGGCGTGGACGAACCTATAGACGCAGTTGAGGGTGGAAGTGTTGACGGTGTGCTCACCTTTGTGATGGCGTGGCAGATACTTCCTGAGCCTTACGAGGAGGACTGATGGGATGATTAATATTCTTAGAAATGGAGCAAGCAAAACACTTGAGTTTAAGTGTTCGACCTGCGGGTGCGTTTTCGAAGCAGACATAAATAGCTATGTTCTGACGGGAGAGGAGATTGTTCGTGAGTCATACGATGGGGCGCACAAAGTTGTTGTGTATGCACCTTATACAATGTCAAAATGCCCGTGCTGCGGACGAGTAGCATACGAGGCTTAACTTATATATACGGAGGTTTACAAAACATGAAAGTAATACTTTATACGACGCATTGCCCTAAATGCAATGTGCTGACGACCAAACTGAAATCGAAGGGAGTGGACTACGAAGAAATTACCGATGTGGATGTTATGAGAGACAAGGGTTTTATGTCAACTCCTATGCTTGAGGTTGACGGAAAGACAATGACTTTCGTCGAAGCAATTAAATGGGTTAACGAGGTGGTGTGATATATGAAGTTCAATATAGATAGTCTCGATAGAAGTTTTGTAATTGAATATAATCGTCTGCAAAATGCTTACCCAGAGAGGCTGAGCGAGCTCAATGGGTTTGGAGATAAACAGCTCAACTATACCGATTTCATCGACAATTTTGTTGATAAGCAAACCATAGCAGACGCGAGTATAGATGGTAACGCGAATGTTGCACACAAGGATATTGTTTCGCTCATAAACGAAATGTCGAAGCCCCATTCAAAACTTTTGGCGTTCAACAAGATATTTCATGAGTTGACTAAGAAGTATGGACACGAGGATGCCACTGAGTGGCTGAAGGGCGAGTGGGACGGACACTTTTATCTGCACGACGCTCATAGCTCGTCTTGGGTTCCGTATTGCTTCGCTTATGATATAGACGAACTGGTGAAGCGCGGACTCTATTTCATAGATAACTTTAATGCGGCTCCGCCTCAGCACCTCAATACATATACTGATTTTGTCAGCGAATTTGTGTCGTGGACGTGCAATAGGTCTTCAGGCGCGGTTGGGCTTCCGAGTTTTCTCGTTTATTCGTATTACTTCTGGAAGAAAGATTGCGACGAAGGTTACTTTGTAAAGTCTCCCGAATATTACAGAGACCAGTCTTTTCAGGAGATAATCTATCGACTTAATCAGCCCTATCTGAGGGGCGGAATCCAGTCGGCTTTTACCAACTTCTCAATATTTGATAAGCCATATCTTGAAGCGCTCTTCGGCGGTAAAGAGTTCCCCGACGGCACATTCATTATAGATTATATCGACGAGATTAAAGAATATCAGAAGGCGTTTATGAAAGTGCTTTCAGATACAAGAAGAGAGAACCTTATGACATTTCCGGTTGTTTCGTTCGCTCTTCTTAGACAGAACGGCAAGTTCGTAGATGAGGATTTTGCAAAGTGGTGTTGCCGTCATAACATGAAGTGGGCGGATAGTAACATTTTCGTATCAGAGGATGTTACAAGCTTGAGTAACTGCTGTCGTCTGAAAAGCAACATAAAGGAGCTTGGCTACTTCAACAGCATCGGCGGGTCGGCGCTTGAGGTTGGATCTATTAAGGTAAATACAATAAACCTCGCCCGTCTTGCCTACGAGACAACATCAGAGGAAGAGTATCTTGAAGCTCTTAAGGGTCGAGTAATTACCTGTGCAAAAACTCTTGATGTTATTAGAGATATCATGAAACGAAACACAGAAAAGGGGCTGCTTCCCAATTACGCGCTCGGTATTATCAACATGAAGTCGCAGTACAACACCGTTGGTATTATCGGTGTGTATGAAGCGTTGCAGAAGTTTGGCTACACCTATCACGACGAGTTCGGTAATACATATTATAAAGACGAGGGCATAGAGTTCGCCAAGAAGATACTCGCGACAATCACCGAGATTAAAGACGAGTTCGTCAAGGATAAGGACTACATGATGAACATCGAACAGGTTCCCGGAGAGAGAGCTGCGGCTGTTCTTATGGAAAAAGACAAGCTATTCTTTCCCGATGAGAAATACGACCTTCCTCTGTACGGCAACCAGTGGATTCCGCTCGGCATAAAGACAACCATAGCTGAAAAGGTTAGAGTGAGTGCTATTCTTGACAAGGCTTGTTCAGGCGGCAGTATAGTGCATATTAACATCAGTTCTCCATTCAACAGTTTCGATGAAGCTTGGTATATGATGAATTATGTGGCAGATGCGGGTGTTAACTACTTTGCCTTTAATCTTCGTATATCGGCTTGTGACAACAATCATGGATTCTTTGGAGATACTTGTCCCGAGTGTGGACACCCCGTTGAGACGACATATCAGCGTATAGTCGGTTTCCTTACGCCTACTAAGACCTACTCTGAGGCTCGTAAGAAAGAGTTTGCTATGCGTGACTGGTTTGACCTTAACAATATAGGAGAACTTTAATGCGAGTAAAAGCAATCGAAGTAGAGGCGTTTGGGGACTATAAATATCCTGCAATGCTTATAGGTGCTAACGGTTGCGACTGGAAATGCGAGAGAGATTGCGGGGAGAAGCTGTGTCAAAACTCTTCCCTTGCAACTTCTCCCACTATCGAGGTTGCTCCGCATAGACTGTTTGAGCTTTATCAGTCGAGCACTGTGACGAAAGCAGTTGTGTTTGGCGGGTTGGAGCCCATACTTCAAATAGAAGAGATTCTTGAAGTTATTGATTATTTTCGTCAGCGCACAGACGACCCTATCATAATTTACACGGGGTATATACCCGATGAAATTGAGTCTAAACTAAACGAGCTCAGACGATACAAAAACATTATCGTAAAGTTCGGGCGGTTTATCCCAAACCAAGAGCCCCACAGAGACGATGTTCTTGGGGTGATGTTAGCAAGTAACAACCAGTATGCGAAAAAGATAAGCTAAGGAGGTAATATGGAAGATAGACTTACAATTAAGTTTGAATTAAAGACCCAGAAAGGGTATCAATCTACAAAGTCTATATCTACTCAACCACCTAATAAAGGCTCAAATGTTCAGCCGGCAAAAAACGATAATATCTTCCTTGTGCAGTGTGGTTATTCGAGACGAGACAATATTTTTATGGAGTCTCTTACAGACGACGAGCTTGAGGCGGTAGCTTACTTTCTTGAGGATTATAGACTGGCTAAGAAGAATAAGGAGAAGAATAATGAAGAAGATTAAAATAAAGTATCATGACGCGAATATGGAGCGTCTTCAGAAAATATCACAGGGCGACTGGATAGATCTCAGGGCTGCTGAAACTGTAGAACTTAAGAGGGGAGAGTTTAAGATTATATCCCTCGGCGTATCTATGAAGCTTCCCGACGGTTACGAGGCTCATGTTGTACCGAGAAGCAGTACATACAAGAACTTCAAGGTCATACAGGCTAACAGCATGGGAATTATAGATAACAGCTACAGCGGTGACAACGATGTGTGGATGTTCCCTGCGATAGCTCTTGAAGATACAAAAATTGAAAAGGGTGACAGAATATGCCAGTTTCGCATAGTGAAATCTATGCCTAAAGTGCGTCTCGACGAAGTAGACCATCTCGATGACCAGTCCAGAGGCGGGTTCGGTTCTACGGGAGTGAAGTAATGAAGAATAACAAGCTTTTGTTTTATGTCTTGTCGTTCACTTGGGGTTTTGCCTATGACGCTTGTCGGCGTGGTTGCCGCCGCAGTTATGCTGTTGCTCTTCAGGAAGCCGGAGCTGTGTGGCTATTGTATAAGGTTTAGGATTGGCAACGGCTGGGGTGGTGTGTCGCTTGGACTAACGATAATTACAGACAACCAGTCAGAGAGCGAGATTACATACCACGAACACGGTCATGCAATTCAGAACACGCTCTATGGTTTCTTTATGCCGGTTTTCGTATGTATTCCCTCGATGATACGATATTGGCACAGAGAATACCTTGTGCGGATAAAAGGGTATAGATATAGCTCTTTACCCGCTTACGACGACGCATGGTATGAGGGACAGGCGACCAGATGGGGCACAGAATTTATGGCAAATCTCGGACGGTAATTTTAGCCTACAAGTTAACTCGTGAGATATTTAAACTTCAAGTTTATAATCTAAAAACAGTAAAAAGTGAGCTAAAATAAAGAATAACGGTTGACTTCCTTTATTAATGTGGTATAATTCCAGTAGAGAACCTCTCGGTTCCTATACACCTATTTAAGAGCGGTTTTGCTTAAGCAAAACCGCTCTTGTCCTATAAAAGGTATTGACAATATATTTCTATAAGTTATAATTAGCCTGTAGATAAAACAAACGGTAAGGAGGAGCTTTATGACTTTAGAGAAGTATTTCGAAAAGACCGGCAAAATTTATGGCGTTTCAAGTAAGTTTGATTTCGGTAAGTGGCATCACCGATTAGCCGAGTTTGACAGCTTAGAAGAAGCTTATAAGTGGCTTAACACTGAAGAGGGCGACTTCCGCACAAGAGAGATTGGGTCAAAGACTCACATTGCTAAGATTGCCGGTATAACCCCTCAAAAGTTAGACGAAGAACTAAAGCCTTATTTTATGAGATAATTTAGGTAAAAAAAACGGGTAGGGAGAAATCCCTACCCGTTTTTTTACTTAGCCTTCTTCGTTCTCGTTTGCGTCTTCGTCGGGCTTTACTTCACTCTGTTCTTTAGCATTGCCCTGAGCATGAAGAAACTCGTCCGCCGCCTGAGCTGCCGCAGTGAAGCTGTTATTCTTCCAGTAGCTGACGACGCCAGTTACGATGGCGAGCACGACACTGACTATTGCGTACAGCTGATTCTCATCAAAACTGATGCCCGCAACGCCAAATGCGCCGAGTGTGAGGTTGACAAGAGAGCCTACCATAAGAATAAGGCGAACCCAAGTACCAACCGATACATTACTAAGATTCTCAATAATGTCTTTGAATTTTTGCATAATCTTACCTCCCAAATATAAATGCGATAAAGGCTGTCATAGCAGCACCGATAAGAGCAGACACAATGGTCTCCCAACGCTTGCTGGGGCGGTCTTTTAAATCGTCTATTGCTTGCTGAAGCTTTCCGAGGGTTTCAATAACCGTGTTAAGCTTAGAAGTAACAACGCCCTGAGTTTTATCTATATCGTCAACCTCTTTATCAAGAGTGGTGTACTCTTTTTCAAGCACCTCGACGCGCCTTTTGAGGTTCTTTATCTCTGTCTCTAAGGCGTCCATACTGATTGCCATTACGATACCTCCTTAAGATATTTAACGGCAACCCATGACATGATATCCGAAAGCAGAGCCTCCTTCACGCCACTGTTTGTTTGAATTTTTGAGACCTTGTGTTTTGTGGGCGCGAGCTGAGCTTTAGGCACAGCCTTACCTCTCGTATTAGAGAGTCCGCCGTAAACTGCCCCAGTCTTAATTGTTACTGTGGAGCCTACGCCTATTTTTTTTGACGCACTCTTAACCAACGAAAGGTCTGCCGCGTACACCCATGAGTTAATCTCCTTAAGCAAAACTTTGTTTCCACTCACAGACTTAACTGTGTGTTTACGGAGCTTAACCCATACAGGAATACTCTGTCCTGTGGCATACTTCTTGCCCGTAATCTTAACGATATCTCCCGCCTTTATGGCAGAAGCGGGCTGGGTAGGAGTGGATGGCGTTGTCGGCGTAACAGCTGGCGCACTCGCTGTTGTCTTCTTAAGTTTATATACAGAAGCAACCGCGTCGGCTATTGCAATACCGCACTGTTTCTGCCCAGATGCGTTCTCAACGTGTTTACGATCAGAGGTTGTATCAATAAAAACGGTCTCGACGAGGAGGCTCTGACATTTGACCTCTCTAACGAAACCAAAGTAGTTTGTGTTATTTTGTACCTTAACTTTTGCGCCACGATTCGGGATGCCGAACTTTGTAGCAATACTCTTACTAATCGCACCGGCTATTGTCTTACCGGCGTTGTTGCCTACTTTATAGTAAACCTCAGAGCCCGTGCCGTGTGCGGCGTTAAGATGTATCTCCATAGCAAGGTCATACTTGCCAGCGTTTATAGTCTTAATACGACTATAAAGACTCTTGTCTGCGTCGTAATTTATCAGCGTTACATTACAGCCGTACTCACGAAGGGCTGCCGCCGCGTACTTACCGATTTCTCGACCTATCTTAAATTCTTGAAAACCGCCGCCACACGCTCCGCTGTCGTAGCCGCCCCTTTCATTTTTACCGTGTCCGATAGACATAGCTATGTTCATGTTTAATCCTCTCTTTCTATGCCGTCTCAAAATTATTTATCTTTAGGCGCGAATATCTTTCCGTAGACAATAGGTGATTTAACAATAAATTTATCGTTCCCCGCTAAAACCTGTATGGCTATCTCACCGTCTTTCTTTGTTAAAATAGAAGGAACGATATATGATAAAAACTCGTCATCTACTTTAATATCGCTAACACTTTTTACAGTGTCGCCCACAAGAAAATCTATAGAATAAAAGCTCGCACCTTGTAAATCTGGTGTAAGTTGAAAAATAAGCTTAGTCGCCTCATTTTCTCCGACATAACCCATATTAAAGCGAGAGCTTCTCCATAAATCAATTATTACTTCTCGCATTAGCTCAATTCCTCAAAATATACTCCGACGAGCTGCGACGGCAGATAGTGCAGTATAGTACCTTGACCGTTGCTGTCGTCGCGTATGCACTTGTATATCTTGCCGCCGTCGGCATAATATAGGTCTTTATAGTACCGCATACCCTCAGCGGCGGTTATCGGATTTTCAAGCGTTCCGTCCTCGCCGACCGTGATTCTTTCCCAATGCGCGGCGACATTTTCCGGCTGCCATGTCGGGTTAGCCGATATAGCGTTATAGCACCGATACAGACCGCTCGGTCTGCGGACTATACTGCCGACCGCATAATCGACATATCCACTCCAAAGCGGATAAAGCTCTGCATACTCAAGTACCTCCGCGTCCGTCGTGACCTTTGTCAACACGCCGTTGATTTTGTCGCGATAAGCCTTTGCCTCTGCGCGTGTCATGCGCTGTCACCTCCTGTGATTATCTCAAGCGCTTCGGAATCGGTGATTTGCTCTTCCGGCTCGTCAATTTCCACCCAATTTTCTGCACTGTCGTTGACTCCGAGGTGGACGGTTGTCGCGATAACATCACCTTTTTGCAGTGCCTTACCGTCGTCTGCCGTGAGTATATTACCATTAATTGTCATGCTGTTACCACCGTCCATCCTTTATTTGTTGCCACCGCAAGAATATCATCGGGTATGCCGACCGCCGTCGCGGGCGTTATCGCGAGTTTTATAGTTCTCGCAGTGCCTCCCGAAATATCAGGCAGGGAATTAAACATTTCTGTAACCGCCGCAACGGAAAGGTTTGTTTTGCTAAAGTTGATATTACCGGGAAACGCGGTCATATTTCCCGTTCCGCTAAAAACGACTTTGCGGAGCGACCTTAAGCTGACGTCGATTCCGTTAGCTGTGAACTCCGATATATCAACAACTAACTCTTCGAGTAAATCAGAAGCGATTATCTTTTTAACCTTTGGACAACCCGTCAAACGCCTAAGTCCTGAAACAACTTCAAGCATGCCGTACCCTGTTCCTGCGTTGCTGTTGCTGGGTGATACGCCCAACCCCTCAAGACCATATGCTCTGTCGAGAGCAGGAAAGCCTTCTATCAAATAGATGTATTTAATGCCGTAAAAATATAGGTCAGCGACGTAAGAGCTGCTGACGCTCACATTATATATCACATCTCGGATTATCGTCGGGCAGTAATAGCTGTAGGTGTTGTTAAATTTGATGTTGCGGTAAGGCGTTGTAAGAGTGATTCTGACAACTATTTGTTTTTTCCCGTTCGACAGCGATTTCGCCCAATCAAACCCATTAAAATCGTAGTCAAGCGTAATGGCTGCGTCAGTATTAATACCATTCCCCGCGATTGTCCTGCTTGCCTTTGAAACAAAAGCACCATTAACCACGATTCCCTCGTCCACGGTTGCAGAGGTAGCGCGAAACGTGAATTTTCCCTTGTTAGGATAATTCTCTTTCAGCTCGACAAGCAAATACATAGTATTTGGTTCGACCTTATCATAATCCGGCAACCTTAGCCACTCGGCGGGGCGTGTGCCGCCATAAACTTCGCGCGGGTCAGACTCCGGCGCAGAAGAGCCACCTGTTATAGTGTCAACTGCATCACCAAAGCCTTTGGCAGAATCCCATGCTATCTGGTCTGTACCACCTGTCTTGTTGCGGATGCGACCAGCTGTATAAGTCATAGCTGCGTCAAGCATAGCGGAGTCAACTACCTTATCATATGCCATTAGTAACTACCTCCTGTCCATGTCGGCAGAGCGGCGAGCGTGTCCGCTACTATTTCCTCTTTGTCTGCCGTCGTCCAGTAGTCTGTACCTTTGACAGGCGTTTTGCCGTCTTTGCCGTCCGCACCTTTATCACCTTCGAGTCCGACATCGGAGCCGTTGTATTGGAGTTTGCCGTTCGAGACAGAGAGCTTGTCGAGTGTGTCTTTGTTATCGTGGCTGTGAGATTTGGGAACAAGCTCGTCGAGTACCATCTCAACATTTTTGACATTCGGCAACTGCGTGTTGGTATAACTGACGTTTTCAGCGGTTGACGCCCCGCCGGTACCACCGCTACCAATAGCTATGCCGTCATAGGTCGGCTTGCCGTCTTTTGACTCAGCAAACTTATCCAAGACAGCCTTATTGCTGTGGCTGTGTTTAGCCGCCATCAGTTGTTCAACTTTTGTCGAGATATCTGTGGGGGTATTAGAAGCTACTTCAGTAGAATCCAGCAAGCTACTTCCAATATAAGCCTCTACTATTGGGGATTTAATAATGTTCTCTCCGTTGTTTCCTATAACCTGAATACCCATAACGGACTCTATTATAGGCATTAGTGTGATGTCCTGCGGAATGGCATAGTTAATTACGCCGTTACTTGCAATTACTGTGTTTGACGCGATTATCTTTCCGCAGGTACTAAACTCTATCTTGTAAGAGGTTGCGTCTTTGAGATCGGGCGATAAAGCAATTATAAGCTTGGTGGCTTTATGCTCGCCAATATATCCTATGTTTACTTTAACAGGACGCTGTAAATCTATATATACTTCTCTCAGATTAAGTCACCATCCTTACTTTTAATTATTAAAGTCAAGACGGGTGTCTTGACTACTTGTTCATTTGCAACGAGTAGAACGCTATCAGTTGCAACCCACTCCACCCCGTACTTAGCTTCTACGACATATGCTCCGTCATTAATCTTAAATTTGAGCGTCCATATATCATAATTTTCAAACTCGTCAACAGATAGAACCCTTGAGTCATTTTTCGCCAAAGTGATAGTTTGCGAGCCTACCACAAGTCTGATTTTCTCTGCTGACTTAGGGGCTTTTACTTTATACACACCCGTCGTCGCCGTCTTAGGGCTAACTCCGACGACCTGTACTTTCAGTCGTCCGCCAACAGCTAAACTTTTTGTAAGCAACACAGAACACACGCCGTCGGTTGCCGTCGCACCAACAGATGACTCTTTGTTGAAGGCGTCTTTAAAATGAATCGTGTAATTGAATTTCTCCCCGACCATAAAATCGGGGAGTTTTATTTTTAGGTCTGCACTATTGTTTTCGCCATCGTACCCCCACACCACTTCTTGCGTGTTGGGATATTCGGCGTTTATGTAGATTTCACGCAAATAGCATCAATCCTCTTCAATAAAGTCATAGATCGCGGCTATGTCGTCGGGGGAGAGCTCAACGTTATCAAGCTCCGACAAATAAATCTTTGTGTCGGGCGTAGTAGCCTCTATCCCACTAAGCTCTTTAATAGCAGCAGCACACTCATCCGTCTTATCTTCTTGGATTTTGTAGCCGTTACCACTTATGACGGGTTCGCCATTTTCGTCTTTTTCTCCGTACTGTTCAATTATCTGAGAGAGACGCTCTGTGTAAAAATTCGCGTCGTCCTTCAAGAAGTTAGACAGCTTTGAGATTTTGTATGCCGTTTTGGCGGGCATAGCACTATGACTTATTTTATTAAGAGCCGCACGGGCTCTGTAAGCATTTTCTATTGTCATTTATATAAGCTCCTTTTATTCGTGTTGGGTTATACACCTATAATCTTGCGCAGAACAAACTTTTGGGGTGTAGACTGTATGCCGCCAATAGTGGCGTTGGCAGTATTTAGCGAGATTCCCAAAACCTCGTTATCCCAAACATATATATATTTAAGTGCTACATATTTAAAGCTTGCACTTCCAGCAAGAAATACCGACACGCCATCTCCATTTCGATTTTTAACGTGTTCTTTAGGAATGAAAGTGTAATTCCAGCAATAATCTTCTGCTTTGTCTGTATACGCACTCCACACAAGAACAATCCCGTTAGGCATAGCTGAAACATTTTGGGCTAAGGAAGCTCTTTGGTCTCCGCCCATAAATGATCCAGAACTCGTCCAAAGCTCAGGGTACGAACCTATTTCTACCCCCTTAACATAAACACCCGATGTCGCTTTCAGAACCCCCGTTTTGATAGCGGGGTTAATCTCCCACAAGGCATTAATTTTATTATAATTAATTTTTCCTGTATTGGCTGTGGTTTCGCCTTCGCAAGTTACATTAAAACCGTTAGGGCAAGAAATTGTTACCCTTCCACCCTTTGCGGTTTTATTACTCGTAAATCCGAGAGATTGAATTACTATATTATTTGTCGCCTGTATACTTAAATAACCTGTACTCTGTAATAATAGATTATTAGCAAAATTACTATCGTCACTTGTTGCGCCGATTACTATTGTTTCCCCGGCTATAGCTACGCAAGTATCTCCGGAGGTATCTTCATAAAGGACAACTCTGCCATTAGTATCTGAACCATCTGTCTTGGTTAAATAAAGACCAACCTCTGTTTCTCCATCTGCCGTTTCACTCTTCAGCCACATGTCGTAGTTAGCGCCCTTAACTCTAACCGTACCCGTGAGCTGCGCGTCACCGGTATCAAGGTTAATATAAGTCTCGCCGTCTTTTGATTTAAGCAGACCCGCAGTTATTTCACCCGCAGAAGCTCTACGAACCTCAAGGTTGTTAACTGCGTACCAACCCGCAGTAACATTAGTCTTAGTAGAAGTGTCTTTGACAAATGTAGCTATGGCAATAGAGAAGTTTACCGGAGTAAGCGAAGTGCTCCCGAGACTTTTAGTGTCGATAGTGACGGTGCTGTTGAGCGTCGTATAGCCACCGTTTGAAAGCGGTACTTTATCGGAATATATGTTTTTCTTACTCTCTACGCCTTGGGCGTTACGCACGGTAACAACAAGAGCAATCTTAACATCCAACGAATTATTGTGATACGCTCGGCTATACACGTTACCTGTAATTCTGAATGAGTCGCCAATCTTACACGGATATAATTTGCTGATGTAAGTGAAATATGGCGAAGCGGTAGGGTAGGAGATAGGGGTAAGCCAACGCTCATTTATATACGGCTTGTGAGCTGCTTCAGCGGCATACTCGGCGGCGGATTTGAATCCGTACACATCAGCAGTTTCTTCGCTGAGGTTGACATAGTTTGTGTAGTCGCCGACCGCAATAGAGTCTATAGACAAACTGCCAGTAGCTACAATACTGCCATCCAAATACATCTGCCCGTCTTCAACACCGAACACCTTTTTGCCATTTGGGTCTTTTATAAGGATATCGCCGTTGTTAATCGTAAGTCCTTTATCATCTATAGTTACGCTGTAGTCTCCGTTTTCTTCAGATCCGCCAGCTATAATGAGGTTGTTACCGGCTATAATCTTACCTATAATGACATCTCCGGCTACGCCGTACTTGTAAACATCATTGCCGCTTTTATCTTTCCCGAGATACAGTTTGCCGACAGCTGTTTTAGCCGTCTCCCACCCATCGTCAGTGAAGACTATGCAATTGTTAACAATGCGGAGCTGTTCGCCGTCGTATATAGGATTACCCTGTGAATCCGTAAGAAAGATAGGGTTGCCGTCGGCGTCGAGAGCATCCATACCCTGCGCGTCCTTTTGTGTTTTACGCAAGCGACCGAGATAGCCGCCGTCGTCTATGATAACTTCTTGATTTTTAGCCGAGAGAGCTTTGTCTTTTGTAAGTATCAGAGCCTCGTCAATCCACTTGGAAGCATCGCTGACCTGCTTAGACATATCTTCGACTATGCCTGTGACGTACTGCAAGGTAGCCTTTGACTTTGATACATCGCCAAACACATCCTCAAACAACGACCTCGGGTCATACTGATTGTATTTGTTACCAAATGTTAGAGATATGGTTTTGGACTCAAAATCTATGTCTATAGTGAGCAAGTGCAGTTGCTCAAATTGGTCGTCGTCTACTTCTGCGGTCACTATACAGCCGCTCTCAAGTTGCGAAGTAAATGAGGCAAATTGCTGCGAAAAAATAAACGAACGAGTTGTGACTTCAAACTTTCTGTTGGGTGTTGAAATTTTAGAAAGCTGAGTTTTGGCTCGTTTCATAAGCTCAACACACCAGTCAAATATCTCATCCTGAGACATAATATCCGTCTTAGTGATATTGTCGTCGGTGTAGTCGGCTTGCTTTATATAGGCAGACAACTCGCGAAGAAGCTCGTCCGTAAATATGACTTTGCCGTTGACGTCTCTTGCGGTTGTAGACAAGCTACACGTCGCCTGAATGGCATCTATCTGAGCTTTAGTTGCGTCTGCTTGTGATTTTTGAGAATTATATAGCGTCTGCTTCTGCGCCTTAGTTATAGATAATTCTGCGATTTTGGCATTAACAGTCGCGAGAGCAACGGGCACAGCATCCGTAGTCGCGTCGTCGCCAACCGCGCCACTCTTTTTGAGCTGGCTAAGCAACGATGTCTTCTTTGAACTTATCGTGCCGGAAAGAATACAATCACGACAGGTGTAATAGATATCAATCTGAGTATTCAGCTTGTCTATATCCATCTGCGTTTCGCTCATAGCGAGATACTGGTTGTAATACTCTCTGTTGAGGGCTACATAACTTTCTTCCACAGAGGCAATTTTTGCTTCCCAGCGCGTAACCGCGTCCTGTAACTCAGGAGACATCCAATGTTTATGGTATGTGAAGTCGTAAATAACGGTTGTACCGATAGGGTTAACTCGGCGAATACTCATATTCTCGTCACCGGTAACACTTAACGCCGTGTAGAGGTCGTCGTAGTCCTGCGAAATATCAAGCCCTTCAATAATATTATTCCTTGCAAGATGAATACTTGTAAGGTGTTGGTCGGCGTAGGCAGCTCTATCATATACAGATATCTTGCGGTTAATTATGTCATAGCAGAACACACAATCGAACTTGTCCTGCAAGTCGTTCATAAAGAACTCGTATATGCTCGTAGACTCTGCGATCTCAAAATATCTACTGCGAGCCTTAACCTTGTCGTCTATATGGTCGAGAGACCACGACGGACATTTAGCTATAGCAAGGGTTAACACGCCGTCTTTGGTATCATTAGATATCAGCGGATAAACACCCGCCTTATAGAACGGCGCTTCAAGCTCCTCAAGCTCACGCTCAACGGACACACAGGATATCTCTTTTACTCGCCCCTCTTGGGAGAACGAGTCTTCAACACTGTCTATTATGAAATATCCAATATCCGAGGCGTATATATATCTTCCAGTTTCGAGGTCACTATAGGTATTACGCACCTTTTCGTCGATAAGCGGAAGAGTAAAGGCTAACTCAGAGAGAGAGCCAAAATTGAGGGTAGCATCTATATCTTTGGCATACGGCAACGCGCACACCGAATTGGTGAGTAAATTATCTGAAGCCACATAACTGCCGGGGTTGCACACCGTGAGCAGGGGAGTCTCGAAGCGTTTGAATTTGTCAAACCTTGCTATCACGTCATCCACCTCGCATTATTCCAAGTAAACTTTACCGACGACACACCGCCGGTAACAGAGATGATATTCTCGCCCGGAACAAGCCTCAAGAAATGCTGATTGATAAGCTTGTTGTAATACTCGGCATTGGCGTCATTCACAATCGTTCCTATAGCACAATCGGCGTACAACACAGCCTTTGCCGTTGCATCTTTAATCTGCATAGCACGGTTGTTATCGCTTTTGTTCGTTATAGTCACATCCGCTTTTGTGTTGCCGCAGGTGATAACAAGATATGGATAGACGTAATCCTGTATGTCCGTATCAACATTAAGCGTTATATCCGAGCTGAAAGAGGTGGCTGTGACCTCCACTTTTTCCTGTATAGCCATTGTGGATGAGCACATACAAGTACAACGCCAGCCGACAGTACCCTCGGCGTATTCAATTTTCTCAGGGTTACAGAATACGCACTCAAGATATTGTCTTTTTATTGTACCGTTCACATACTCGGCTTCTTTGTCGTCCTCGGGGTCTATATAGAGCTCTTTGAAGGTAGGGGAGTTGAAGAGCCAATTCTTTATAGCTCGCTCATGTACAGAGCAATACCCCTCTTCGCCGATTATCTCGACCTCGAACTCAAGCGGAGCGCTCTCGCGGGAGACTCCTGTAATATATCTTTTATTCTGCGCAGGAAAGAACGACGACGAGTATTCCACAGAACCCTCCGCCGAAGCAAGCCCGTCTGTATCAATTCGCAGAATTGAAAGATTATAACGCGACGAGTTAACTCCGTCATAAATGAACCTATTTCCTAACAGATAAATATTGACTCGCCCCTTTCTAAAATAATAAAATCCGCGTACAGTTTTGATTATTTGTACGCAGATTTTTGTATTGAAAAATATATTTGTTGTGGTATAATTGTTTATGAAAAATAAAGTTGGAGGAATAGTTGTGGCTAAAATATGCGGAGAGCACACTTGTTCTCAATGTGGAACTGTGATTGCTTGGGAGTATCATATTCCTAATAAATTATCAAGCGGTCAGTGTGAGATAGAAGATATTATTTTTTCTAAATACCACCCATTTAGAATTAACAGTATCTCGTCAAGCACAATCGCCCTACGAGTTACCTGCTCAAATTGCGGTCAGTCCGACGAATTTATTTGCAACTCTTACAATTCTCGCAACGCGAAATAAGTGATTTTAAGCATATCCAATCAAGCTTCTTAAGATGCTTACAGTAAAGATCGCCTGCGTATATTTTTATTGACAACATACGGTAAGGACAGATATATAAGAAGCAATCCTCCTCCGTAATATATTTTCTATTGCATAAAAACTCTTTCTGACATTTAGTCAGCTTTTGCCTACGTTTGTTCATTCCTTTTGTTCCTTTCGTTTTCAATCGGCGTCCTCAAATTCATCATAGTACATATCCCACACATAATCGTATGGGCGAACCTTTTTCGCATCAGCTCGTATGTCGTCGAGTGATAATGGAACACCGTCGCCTTTATCGCCATCCAATCTTTTATGGGCATTTTGCCAAGACGTTTCACGATAAAGCATTTCACTTAGCTTCCATGACTCCAAAGAGCCATATTCCTGAATAACATTATTGACTACATACTTAGCTGTATCTGAAATACGGGCATTGCCGTCGGTCAACCCGCAGTTAGACAAAAAGCCTTGAATCTCGCAACGCGCAGCTTCGCACCAAAGATTTTCGCCGAACATGGGGAGACCGGTAATAGCAATGGATTCTCTTTGCACAAAATATAAGAGCTTTTGAAGTTTTTCGTCTTCTATGTTGTTGTGCGAAACTCTTTTGTACTCTTTATGAATATACCGAGCTATATCAACAACCTTCTCCATTCTATCCGTCCTTTCATCGTCTTTCGACGGCAAAAAATATTTATAAAATATCTACTTGACATTATTTTCGAGCGTGATATAATCACCATATAGAAGATTATTTTGCTTTATACAAAACATTATACTGCTTAGGAGGAGAATTAATGAAAAGATGTTTATCTGTAATTTTAACTATCGCACTAATATTCATGTTCGCAGCTTGCACTAACCATAAAAATCAGCAAGAGGGAACAACGACTTCAAGTGACGTTTCTGAAGCTGGCTCACACGAGCAAGTAGGCAGATCAGCAGCCAATAAAAACAAAAACGACCAAAAGCCTAATGCTAACAACAACAATAATAACAGTGTTAATGCTAACAACAATAACGCCAACAATGTTAATGCTAATAATACCGCAGGGCAAAATCCGCCCGCGCAAGGCAAGCCGTCGTCTTCTGGACAGCAGTCAAACTCTTCTAACAGCAAAGAAAAAGATAAGCAATTTAGCGCCGGAAATAGCGCTTTTATCGACATAAACCAAGCTTCACAAGCCACAAGCCAGATAGCAAAAGCAATATATCAGGCTTGGTATTTTGCAATATACGAAGCAAAGGATTATGGCGATTATTATGAAACTCTTACCCATTATTGCAGAAGAACGGGCTTAGATTCGGTTGAAGTTACAGATGCAGTTGACACCATACTTTCAGACTTGGGTTATGAACCCGGTAACAACGACGACAGGTATATGATTCTTCAAATAAAAAGCGGAGCAGTCGATGTTGTTATAGGTGTCTATACAGCGAACGGGCGGCTTGATGAGATAGGCGACCTTTTGGAGTCTGCGCAGAAGAATATCTCAACACTCTCAAAAGAATATGCCGAGTACACCGATAGGGAGACTCTACGCTTGTACTACTCCGAAGCTTGGGCGTACTACAATTTCGTTTTGTCTCCCACCGGGTCTTTTTCCACTCTGGAAAATACTATAAACACATACGAAAATAATCTTCGTAAATACAACAATCAGCTTGCATTTACATATCTTTTCTAAAATTATTTTTTCATTTTCTTAAACTCATTAAGAATATCTGTAACGATTTGCTTGTGAGCTCTACGCAGCTCGCCAACCGTCTTCTCGTCAGCCGATCCATTAATAACAACGTCGCCGACTGTAATATTACACGGAGACGCTATAGACACGGATGACGCAGCAGACAGAGACTTAATCATTGAGCCGAGCACCTCACCGGGCTGATTAGCCCACTTGTAAAGAAACTCACTTGCCTTGGCGTTGAACACCTTGTCGCCGTCATTGAGGAACTTGTAGCGACCCTTGTCGGGGGAGCCGAGTATAAGCTCAAGACCCTTTTCGTCAATGTTGGCTATACCGCCTTTGGCATGGGGAGTACCCGTAGCGTAACCTTGAATATCAGACTTCCACACCCAACCGGTATACGCGCCGTTAACGCCTATGAGGACTTGGTTGCCCTTGACCTGATAAACGGTATACTTGCCTCCGGGGACATGAGATGCCATTTTTGCGTTGCCGCTTTGAGAAGAGAAGTGCGTTGCTGACTTCTTGATAGTCACCTTATCACCACGGTTGGGTCCAGACTTCCGACTTGTATTAGAAGAACCGCTGGACTTGCCCGCATTTTTAGCGATGGTTTGCGCCGCATCTTTTGCACTCGTTCTCTGGGTTGCCCTCTCGCGAGCTTCACGCTCGGCGGCGGTCTCATACTTACCCTTGTTGTAGCCCGTCATATTGTCGAGCTTCATGCCGTAGTTGTCGTCGAGTAGACTATTGTAACGGTTAAGAGCCTCGTATGCGGCTTCCCATTTTTCTGTGATTGAACGATCAATTCCGTCGCCGTAAGCCCGGTTGTACTCAATCATCTCCTGATATAGTTGAGCATTACCGTTCTGCAAGTCTTCGATGGCTTGCCGACGAAGCTCATAGGCGTTGTCAAGGTAGTCCTCGATAGCTTCTATTTGCTTCTCGTAATACTGCGTCTGCATCTCTTCGAGGTCGTCGTACATCTTTTCAGCCTTGTCGAGTTCCTCATCGCGCTCAAAGTCGTTTAAGTCTTTCTTAGCGTCGGAGAGACTCTCTTCAAGTTCGAGACGGCGCTTCTGCGCTTCAACGGAGTCGTCTGCTTCGAGTTCAAGCAATTCCGCCTGTATATCTGTAACCTTCTTACGCTTCTCGCGGCGCTCTTCCTCTTTGTCTATCTGGTCGTAGTGTTCCTTGAGGAGGTCGCGCTGTTTGTCGTAGAAATCTTTTACATTATCTTGACGCTCTTTGAGAACATCTTTCTCATTGTTCTTCTCCTGCTTAAGCATATCAATGCGAAGGTCGATAAGGTCTTCAAGGGCGTCCTGTGAGTCCTTAGCCTGTTGTTCCTCAAACTTGTGGATAGCCTCTTCATTTTCACGCCACTCTTCGGCGTACTTGGTCTTGTCGTTGAGGTATTTCTTGTAGTTCGCCGCGAGCCATGTGTAATACTCGCCCTCATCGATTTTACCCATTTCGAGCTCATGCTTCTTGAGGTCAACAGCTTCATTCCAGTCGTCGAGGCGTTTCTGCTTCTTCCACTTGTAGATTTCCTCTTCGTACTTACGCCACTCTTCAGCATACTTCTTTTGGTTGTTGAGTTGCCTTTTGTAGTTAGCTTCAAGCCAAGCGTAGTATTGCTCTTCGGTAATCTGATCCATTTCGAGCTGGTGCTTCTTAACAGCCAACATCTCGTTCCACGCTTTAAGGCGCGGGTCGCTGGAAGATGAAGAGGAAGAAGATGAGGAAGACGAGGACTTAGATTTAGAAGACCCACCGCTGTAGTAGGTGTCAAAGTCGCCGACGTTTTGAATACGTCCGACATTTGCCTTGTATTTTTCGAGCTGACTTATCTCCGACTGAAGATTCTTTACGTTATCAGCGTATTTGTTATTATAATCGGAAGAGCTCTTGCCAGCCTGTGCCAACATTTTGTTGACCTCTGACTCAAACATATTAGAGAAGTTAATAGTAGTGAACTTACCGGCTTTGATTTGAGCGAGAGCTTGCTTAAGGACATTAAGTACGGCGGCAAATTTAATGCTCGGTTTTATCGCGTCATCGAATATAGCCTGAGACAAAACCGCTAATGTGCCTCTGAATTTGTACATCGCTAACTGGCTTTGCTTTAAATTTATCTCTTCTTGAATACTCGTTTGAATGGCTTGGATTTGTGTCATAACCATTTTTTTGCGAGCATCAGTAGCTAAGTGTATCGCGCCAGTCTCATCAATTTCCAAAACCTCTGCATATTTAGAGTTCTTTTCAATAAGAGACAGATATGTTTGTAGCGATATTTCGCCCGTATTGTTTTGCTCTTCCATAGCCGCAGTTAAATCATCGTAAGTGGCTTTAACCGCAGTCATGGCGGTAGACAACTCTTTAGCTGAGTCTATATTGCCCGACACGCCGTCCAAACTCTTACCAAAAGAGGTTGACAAGTTATCGGCTGCTTTTGAATAGCTTTCCGAAACTCTCTCACTTTCATTAACGAACTCTTGGGCTATCTCACCAATTGAACCAAAGAACTCAAAAATTTGAGAAGAGTCTATACCGTCAATCTGGAAAACCGAAGACAGGAAGTCCTGTACTTCATCTGAAAGACTACCAAATTTATCTTCAAACTGAGAGCGGAACTCATCGCCCGTGAGAGATAAGAACTTATTTATAGACTCTTTTGCTTCATCGGAGGCGTCCTCCCAGTTGCCAAAAATTTTGCTGAGGTCTGCAAGGTCTTGCATCTCACTAACGGTTTGAGCGTATTCATCAGTAGCCGCCGTGGAGTTGCCAAAGCTTGCGGCAAGGGCATCTATACCACCCGCAAATTCAACAAAAGCATCGTACTCTTCTTTATCCGGGATAGCTTTATGCAAAGCTTTTTCAAAGTCTTCCATGCTCTTTGAGCTCTTGTCGTCACCCACATAGCGAGCGACTCGCTCAAGTTCAGATACTGCACTGTCGTTAACGGCAATACTTGAGAGCTTTGTATGAAGAGCCTCAGCCTTTTGGTCTGCATCGAGAAGCGCAAACTTCATTTTTTCAGCAAACTCAATCGCTTCAGGATTTTGATATTTTTCGACCTTTGTAACAGATTTTGAAAGAGAGGCTTCAAGATCTGCGATTTCTTTCTCAAGACGTGCTTTCTCCGAAGAGAGTGTCTCTAAATCATAACCTTGTTTATAGAGGTTGTTGTATTCCTCTTTTGCCTTATTGAGCTGCTTCAGGGTTGCTAAATCTTTATCATAGCTTGACTCGCCAAAAAGGCTGTATTCAGATTTAAAATAAGTTCGCCGTGCGCTATTTTCATCTTTATAATGGGTATACCAGCCCCACGCCTTTTCGTCGTCTTTGCGCGCCTGCTCTTCTTCGATTTCTTGCTTTTTCTGATAATACTCAAGCTGAAGTGACAACTCTTGGTTTTGCTTTTTAAGCTCTTCGGTTTCAGCCTTATCCGCCAGCGACGGATTCTTTATCGCTTCAAGCTCGACGAGGCGATCTTTTACTTTCTTTAACGCCTCTTCCTGATTGTTCAACTCTTCAGTTGTTTCCTTGTATTGAGTGCGAGACGCTTCAGCTTTTTCATCAAGCTTATCCTGCATATGGATAAGATAGTCAAATCCCTCAATTAGCTTCTGTATCGCAAACTGAGCAACAACAGTGACAAGCATACCTGCGGCGGCTTTGAAGATATTAAGACCGACGGCGGCGAGTTTTGATTTAATACCCGTAGCCTCTATTTGGGCGGCGGCGTTCTTCTGATATTTTACGAAACCATCCCATGTGGGCTCGCCGTCTTTGCAAGTGTCGATATACTCCTGAACGGATTTGCTCATTTTATCATAAACTTCAGGAGCTTGTTCGAGAGACGCTTTTTTATATTGATTGATGTCGCTCTTGTTTTTCTTTCCAGCATCAGTCTCTAAATCAACAGACTCGCTTATCATTGCAGCAAGTTCTTTTCGAGTCTCTTTAGCGCTATTTTTTACCTTACTTATCTCTTGACGCACAGCGGAACCCCAAGACGCAGCGTGAGTAATACCACTCTTAAATGTGCCATCCCAGTTAATACCGGCTGTCAGCTCTTGGTATTTTTTCTTTATATCATCGAGTTGGGCTCCAAAAATAGCTAAATCACCAAATGAAGTACCGCTGCCCTTAGTAGTGAATATCTTTCATATTATACTGCTTTGGGGATAAGCAAAATAATATTATAACAAAGGGAGTAGATACAAATGGCAAAAGTGTTTTTTTGCCCACATTGTGGAAATGATTTAAACCTGTCAAGCAGCTCCGACCTTATACAATATAAAAATGGTGTATGCCAATATTGTGGGTTTGTGGGAAGTTTTTTGGATGTTGGACTGAACTATGATGAGTTTATCGACCAGCTCGGAGATTATTTGACAAAAATAAATCAGGACGATACCTTTGAAAATATGTGGTACGCCCAAATAAAGATGTTCAAAATAGACCAAGATTCGCGCTTCGACAAAGAAGCGTCGCTTAAATCAATGAAGGACAAGGATAAAGAATTACTTGAAGCACACTTGCAGTTTATAGCCAAAAGAAACGCTGAAAAGCAACGCGAAGCCGCCGCAAAACTCCACTGTCCAACCTGCGGGTCAACTAACATTAAAAAACTCGACGTCGTTGACCGCGCAGTATCTGTGGGGTTCTTCGGTATCTTTTCTAATAAGATAAACAAGAGCTTTAAGTGCAAGGACTGCGGGTGTACTTGGTAATTAGCATTTGATGGCAAAAACTATAATAGCCGCCAGCAATATTGACGAACTAATTAATGATACTGGCGGCTATATTTTTTTTAATTATGTGTTTGAGTTATATTCACGGGATTTGCTTTCAAGAAATTTGAAATCGACGCACCGACACGAAACTTTATCATTCGGGTAATTAAGCTTTAATTGATAAAGCCGAAAAGCCTTTTTCTCAATACCTAATTCGTTAATCTTAGATATCTCTTTCTTCAATAAGTCTATGTATTTTCCTTTTTCGGCAGAGGATGGAAATGTCCGATACTGGTCGATATCGCCATAATCTAAAGTTTTAAGCATCGTTTTTGGCAAAGGGAACATATAGTTTAAGTTAACAACAGCAATCAACCGATCCGGAGCTCCTGAAGAGCCGCCCGGGAGGTAAATTTTTTGAAAATCTAAGGCGTCGCGCATACTATGATGACGAGACTTGGGGTGAGATACCTGTGTAACATACACCAGCTCATCCATCTCAAAGAGAGTACCAAAGAACGGCTTAAATTTAGTCTCGCCATAATCTGAGTGTGGGATTCTGGGCTCAAATCCTCGAAGGTAGTTCAAATAATCCTCGCTAATAATTACCCAATTTTGCATTTTCGCTCCTATAAAAAATGGTCACATTTTAAATGCGACCATTAATACGATTTTGGTAGGATTCGTAACCTCTATTAATACGATTTTGGTAGGATTCGTAACCTCTATTAATACGATTTTGGTAGGATTCGTAACCTCTATTAATAGTATACATAAAAGGATCGAAAATGTCAACTCAAAAAAATAATAAATTTTAGCCAGTCGCGTCCTCTTATTTCCCTTGATTATTATTGTCTCTTTCACAAAAGGATAAGCCACGCAGATTTGCTGTAGAAATAAGACTTCCTGAATTAGAAACATTAGCTCTAACCTTGGCGTTTGCCGATTCTATAAGATTTTTGTCCCTGTTACGAACAGGTGTAGAACGTTTTAAAACACCACCCATAAGCCTTTTCAACCTTTCAAACAATTTTCTCCACCTCTATTATATAATGAAACAATGCAACAGCCAAGAATAATCGCGCCTTATACGAAATATTGTTCTCAATCTTTTATTAATCGTAGTCACATTAAACTCCTCTTTTTCCAAATAATTTTAGCCTACAACGACCGCCGCAAACCAGCTAATTATTATGTCTATAAGAAATATTGCCTTTGCGCTGATTCGCACTCGGTTGCTCTTCCCGAGAGGATATCTTATTATCTCTACAAGAAGAGAGCCGCCGAATACAGCAAAGACTATTATGGAGTATATTCCCATAGGTGTAGTACCGGCAATCTTCACTGTTGCGGCTATTAAGAAGACCACCACCAGCACCACTAATATTGATGCGGCGAAGGATAGGTATATCTTATCGTAGTGAGAAGGGGTCATTTCTTACATTCCTTTCGTTCTAAATAGCAAAACAGTGCCCTACAAAAAATAGGGCACTGTTTTATTATGCCTTTTATTGACTTTTGCTTTTGATAATAATATAATAGATGATAGTGGATCCACCGTTGTAATTGTTTAACGGTTTCACGGTTAAAAAGACGGTTGCTGATATCCCGCGAGGAGCGGAGTGCAGCAAGCATACCACCTCGTGGGGAGATCTTTTTTCTCAAGGAAGGTGATGTGTATAACTTTACTCTTTAATGTGATAGGGGCAGTGGCTTCTATTACAACAATAATTATGTTTGTGATATACGTATACGAACATCATATAGAGAAAAAGTAAGCCGTCTATAGCGAGTAGACGACTTACTAATTCGAGAATGTAAATTCTCACTTATAAAGTTGATACTACAGCAACCGTCTGGATGTACTACTGGGGAGATGTTTGTTCACAGCAAACGTCTCCTTAGTTATTATTATATCGATGTCTTCAAATTAAGTCAATAAGTTTAAAAAATTTTACATTTTTTGAAACAATATCTAAAAATTTTGAAGATGCACTTATCTTTTTTGTTAATCTTTATCTTTGTCTATCTTATGAACCACCACGGGACTTTCGTCGTCGTCAACACCAACGGCAATAGGTGATATCCATTTTAATATAAGCTTGCGAGTAGATGGTTCTTTCATAGAACCAGTCCAGAAATTATGCCAATGCCCGCGTCTGATATGAGGGCGGGGAGAAGCATGGGTTCCGGTGGACACCGAAGACTGTTTATACTGCACTCGCTTGTATTGCCTAAAAGACGCACCAACACGAACTCCGACATCCCACTTGCGAATCTCGCTATACTTATCCTTGATGCGGCTTGGCGATCTACGGGTTATTGTTTTCTGCTCAGGATTCTCTTCTATATCAGCATTTGACGCGCAGATATAAAGGACAACCTGTAACATCTTGCTCATAAACGAGACAAGAGTATCGGCAATATCCATATCCAACATAAACTTTTGAGCCTTGTCGTATTGCCCCGACTCGTAAAGATATTTATATCCCTCTTGACGAGTATATTCAAGATTGTCATAAAGGTTCTCTTGATTAAGATGTATCGGAAACGCATACGGCATATTGTTCTTATTTAGACACAAGAAGCGTAGCTCTCTGTCCTGTGTGTCCGTATCATACTCCATATGCACAAAGGCTCCAATGACCTTATCGTCGCCAAAGTAAAGATTATTGAACTGTATATAGAAACATTGATAGGGGAGGTGCGACAAAACTTCGCTCGGTATATCGAGACAATCTTCTTGTGCGAATAGCACCTCTTCCATCTCGGGGTCAAGGACAAATACTTCTTTGCTGAGTCTCCACGGCGCGAGAGCGGCGAGTGTAGCCCCAATACGCACCACGTCCGACTCGTTCTTAAAGTCAGTCTCGCTCTCCACAACAGCCTTTGCCGCCGCTATAGGCACATAGCAATCACTATCCCAACGCGGCAGACCGCCTTGTCCGTTATGTGAATGAATATCGGACAGCAAGTCCCACGCTTTAGGACATAACCCAGTTGCTTGCTTTAACAAGTCTAACGGCGGGTAGTCTTTGACCTTTCCCATTAATTACACCTCTGCTATATTTCTTAGATATATTATAGCAGAAGCCAAGAAATTTTCAATCATTTTTGCGCCCATCCCCAACGGCAGCGCGTACCGACCTACTGCGAACAACGAACAGGTTATCCGTTGATAATATAAGGGATTGTTCGCTCATCCCCGGAGTCGAGCACACCATATTGATCCGTAGACCAACCGACCATTGTGCTCTGTGAACATTCTCGTTGCTTTTACAACGAGCTTTGCTGCGGACTTTCCTATCTCAGCCTTATTACCGTACCGACTCGCTTTCACGGTCGCCGCCATAATATTACTACTATGGGTTGGTAGCCTTGCATACGGATTACCCCGTGCCACATTATCAAGCAGCAATGCGCTTCTTACACGCACCAGTATCAGTCGTTTTTCTTAACACTCTCTTGTCATTGTCGAGCAATGACTCGTTCAGCGTCACCGCCAGAGCGTTTCGTGGGTATATTCCTCCGATAATTGATAAGCCCACGTTTTTGATAGATGTAACAACGCCGACTATTGCAGGAAGCAACAGTTTGCACTTGGCGAGTGCATCCGCAAATTGGAGTGCGCCGTTTGTCAACTTTACAAAAGTAACAACGGCATTACTGTTAAGAAGATTTGTAGACAAAGACTCAAAAGAAGCCCTTGCTCTTGCGATATTTGCCTCAATACCCTGTGAGTAAGCATCGTACTTCTCCATAGCCGTTCCGGCGGAATCAGCACTTATACCCGCATACTCCATAGCCTTACCATAGTTCTCCATGAGGGTAAGGACGTTTTCTTTCTGTCTTGTAACACCAAGCGCGGTCGCAATGGCACTCTGCTCGACCTCAGTCAAAGACGACCACTTAGCCTGTACGTCATCAAGGACATCTGTGAAGTCTCTGAATTCACCTAAGTTATCACGAAGACGTATGCCAACTCTTGTCAATATGCGCTCGTAATCGTTTAGCGACTCGCCGTCGTCATCAACAAGCTTATTAAGCTTAACATTTGAGTAACGAGCGAACATGGTCTTAAACGCATTACCGATAGACGCCATGTCTTGCTGAGTAACTTCGCCAACAGCGGCAAGGTAGCCCAGAAGCGTGTCCATTTCAACACCGGCAAGACGCGCCGAGTTTGCAGTCTTACTCATACCTTCAGCAAGACCACCAACGCTGACGGCGGCAGCCATATCGACAGCAGACAGCTTATCTGCTATAGACATCGCGTCATTGATCTCAACCTTATAGCCCTTAATCGCCGAGGTAAGATACTGAGTCGCCTCCGCCGAATCAATCAGACCTATCTTGGAAAGAACGGTACTGGTTTTTATCAGTTCGTTTGTGTCTTCAAGAGAATAACCCTGTCTAAGCCAATCGTCGGCGGCGGCGGCTACTTCAGAAGTGACAGCACCAAGCTCCTGAGCCATTTCAGAATAACTCGCCACGAGCTCTTTAGTGCGATCACGGTTGTAACCTGTAACCATAGAAAGGTTGACAACAGCCGAGTCAAGCTTGACAACATTATCGTAGACCTCTTTAAGCTGTTGCACCGAAAAACCAGCTATAGCTGTTACTGCCTTTTGCTTAATATTTGTCTTTAATGCACTGCCAAGCTTATCAAAGACATTTGTTGTTTCGACGCCAGCCTTAATGGCATCGAGCTTTAAATCGTTGAATGTCTCCTGAAACTCTTTTGCGGTTATATTTCCGCTGTCCAAGGCGCTTTGGAGCCCCTTGAAACCACCCATAAGACCAGATTTTTCAAGCTTATCGCCATATTTGTCCATGTACTTGTAGAGTTGGTTATAAGCTCGTAAAAACTTGCCGGAGTCTTGGGTTATTGACTTGGTGATTTTCTTATTAGTGGACTGAACCTCTTTCTCTATACTATCTGTATCAAGTGAGAACTTGAGTTTCGTAACTCCGCTTTTATTAATCTCTTTGGCTATACTCTGGATGTCTTGCAGTATCTGTCGTCCGGATTCGCCGCTTATTTTGCCGCCACCAGATACGCCAAATTTTAACTCAATTACGTTTTTGTTATCGGACATAAATGCCTCCCTATATAAATAGCCGCACTCAAACGAGCGCGGCTACCTTTACAATATTCCGCTATCCATACCGCCCCACAAGCGGGGATAGTCTACTTTTACGCCCGGATGTTGCATCTCAAAGTCATTGATTGTATCGGAAATAAATGAGTTCGGGGAACGAACCCTTTTGTTGCTGATAGGCAATCCGCTATTTCGCCCTTCCCAAACACCGACCACAGAGTGAATCTTCGGATAACCCTGAGTTATCAGCCCGAATATGTCGTATACACCACTTCCAGTAGGAACACCACCAGCCCCAGTCAGCGAATCTCGTTTTAACAAATCACCCGGAAACGCAATGTCAACGACCCATTCACCCGAGTGTTTATCAATCTTTGATATACCGACGTGAATTTTACCTACGCCCATTTTGCGAGCATAAACTGAGGTCGCCTGATTATACGCATTAACAATCTTGTTGCGCAGCTCCTTAGCAAGCTCGGTCAGCTGATTCTTGTAGTCGGGGTATTTTTCTTTAACTATTTTTTCTCCGTTTTTGCTTGAGATAAACTGTTGAAGTTTTTGTATAATATATTCTTCAGAAATCACTTAGCATCACCATAAATAACACACACGGGTTCTGTTACGGCTCGTACCACTACAACAGGTTCACTGATAACTCTGATATAAACTACATCAAACATTTCAGCCTCCGTTATTCGCACTTATCTGCGGAATTGAACAATGTCGGCGAAACGCGAAGCTCGACTATGGGTGTTGCGGGGATTTTTTCGTCAGCCATAACAACTCGTGTGTCCATAAAGATAATACCTTCAGGCAGACGACCGGACTCTTCTGCCGTCAGCTCAATTGTGTATAAATCAGACTCTTCGTCATAACCGACATTATCCGGGTACTTTCGCGTGAAGAGAGTCTGACTATTCATATCTTTATCGAGCTTAAACAAGAAGTCTATGTGCTCGATATCAGAGTGGCTTATATTAAACTTAATAGGTATAGTGGGAGTAGTGAACCTCTTCACACAACCAACTCCTTACTTATTATTTCTTCTTCTCGTGGAAGTCGAGAATCCCGTCAACTATCTTGCCTTCATCTTTATTAGCGATAACCTCGCTCAGCTGCATAAGTTTTTCGAGATCAACTTTAGACAGCGAAGACTGATTGGCGTTTATGGTGTTGAGAAGTTCAGCGAGGGACTTTGCCGCAGAAGACCACGGGTCATATGCCACTCTAAGCTTCTCGTTATATGCAGCGAAGAAAGCCTTTTTCATTGCGCTATAGTTGACATATCTAACGCTCTTAACGATAAATTCTATAATATCATTTTCGTTAATAAGCTTCCACATCGACTCAACGCTGTTGCTGAGACCAAGTTCTTTGGCATTTGAAACCTGTAAGACAAGAAAGGTCTCAAGCACGAACTCAGCAAAGTGAGCGATAAGACCGCCGTTGTCGTCATAGCAGAACTCAAGGGCTGTACTGATTATCGTCTCAACATCAGAATAGGTCAGTTCGTCACGGATTTCCATCTCTATCTCTTTATTATCAACTTCAGCTTTATATTTCAGCATTATTTCTTTTTCTCCTTTATTTCCTCGATAACACCGCTGTCGCGCAGATAAGCAAGACCTATACAAATAGCTTCAGCGATATCATCTTTAGCGGTTATTCCATAGCATTTTGAAACATAGTCTATTGCTTGTACCTTGAGGGCTTCTCGGTTAACCTTGTTGCCCTGATTAAAGCCCAACACCTTACGCCATTGTGTCGGGGCATAGATTTTGAACGCTGTATTATGCCAATATGACATATCCATAATAGCGCCCTGAAGTCTGCTTAATGTGATTAGCGTCTTAATAGACGTCCTCAGTGAGACATCTTCAAAAATAATTATATCAGCCTTAGACTTCAAAAAGAGGAGATGTATCTTTCGACACATCTCCTCAAATCTATCCTCTGGCGAAACGGACTTGTCAGCCGTGAGTTTACCAAAGCTAACAAGATCGCCGTCGTCGAATATGGCGTAGCCGGTAATAATACTGGCTTGGTCTAACGCCAAAATTCTCATACGGTTACATACCCGCTTCCGTCGTACTTGATGGCGTTCGTCTGCACGAGCTCGCCCTTTGCATCAACATAGACTATGATTCCGCTATATTTATTGTAAGAAACGACCTGACACTTCCTCTTGCGGGGCAGAGCCTTTGACTTGCGCTTTGGAGTTTCCTTGTCAGCGACTTCTACAACCTCTACAACGTTTTCATTATCCATATTGATTATTCCTCCTCATCCTGCCAAATAAGGTCAAGAATGTTGTCGTCACTGTCTGCCATAAGGTCGCAGGTGATAGTGATAGTAGCGGGGTCGCCGCTGTTAGCACACGACAGAGAGAAGTTGGTCTGGGGAGAGCACTTGTACGCAACCATTCTGTAAGGAACAATCTCGTCGTTCTCGGTCTTCTCGTAAGTATCACCATAAACAGTGAACGCTCTCGGGAAAGTCGTGGACTTGATGTTTATCTTGCGCACCTTCTCGGTAAGCTCGGTCATGTAATAGACAATATAGCTATCGTTAGCCTTTGCATCAGTAACGGTAATCTCCTTGGTACTTGCGGTCGCCGTAGCAGTAAGCTCTGTACCGCAGTCATCGTCTGCCTTAAAGACATTGACAGTGCCGACGACAGGAGTGCCGGAAACGGTCAGCTTGCCCGCAGTTGCACACTTAACGACTTCACGCTTAAGGAACTTAGCGGTTGTCTCAAGGCTCGCGCCAGTAATCAGAGAATAGAGCTTAGCTGTCTTCATCTGAGTCTCGAACGCTATTGTGCCGCCGCGCTCGCCGTGGAATGTAACTCTCTTCGGGTGTCCCTTACCACCGTAGGCATAAACAGCCTCACCGCTCATCTCGGTCGTTGTCGTATTAGCAAAGTCGAGATTGAGGAAAGGCTTCCTGCTCTTATATTCAACGAATATAAGGTCACATACTTCTCTGTTAGCAAAAGTAGTATTGTTGTTCATATTAAACCTCTCTTATTTATTTGTTAAATCCTTGAACCACGCCGAAAGCTCTATGGAGTCCTTTCCCCATGCAGCCCAGCGCAGTCCTTCGACCGATTCATAAGTAATGACGTTGAGACGCCTGAACTGGTCGTAAAGTTGTAATATAGTTAAATCCCAGATATTCAGTAGGTTTAAAGAGGGATGCTTTGCGCATACGGCGGATATAATGTTCGGAAGTGTGTAGTCGTTAGACGGCTGTTCTTTTTTCTTAGCCTTATCGAACTCTTTCTTCCGCGCCTTACATCTTTCGTAAATGGCTTTAGCTTTTTTGTTTGAGAACTTTAATTCGCTCTTACTCTCTTTCTCCACACCAATTATCTGAGCAATTAAACTTTGTATATCTCCGAAATTTCCGTTGTTGATTTCGCCGACCACTTGCTTATCCCTATAAACCTTGAAACACAAGCTTTTGTCATCAAAAACAACCTCTTCTTCAATAAAAAAAAAGAGTGCCTCAAAAAAGGTCTCTCTTAACATCGGGTAGGTTATTAAGATGTAAAAGGTTGAAAGGTCGGGTATAAGCATAGGTATTTGCCCGTCAAGCTCGCTCGGGTCGAACATGATTACACTCACATATCCGAAGAACTTGTCGTAACCAAGCTGACGAATCTCCGACAATCGTGGCTGTCGTACATGACACACATTGCCGACGGCGATAGAACTGCCGGTAATTGAGTCCCACTGGGTCAGCTTCATTTAGTTACCCTCGCTCTATCTCGTGCATAATCGGGCACAGTATATGTCAGAAGACGAGCAGTAAAGCCTTCGGGTGCAGCCGCGAGCGTCGCTGAACTAAGTTGTAACCTGCCTATTCCAAACTCTGAACTGCCGTTTATCAGCAAGTCTATTTGACGGCATATGTTATCACGCCTATTTCCCTTAACGCCCGGAAATCTATCGCTGCCGAGCTTCATAAAGGATTTGTTGCAGACGACTTCTACGAGGAGCGTCATTCTCTTTATGCTTCCACTCGGAGCCTTAGTGACCTCTGTGTCAACAAGCACATAAGCACCAGCCTCTTGAACGCTCTCGTCTATCCAACCGTGGTCGTTAATGTGGTCTTCCCACTTTTCAGCATCGTCATCATCAGGGGCATATCTGCCGTTCGAGACGAGCTTCATAACCTCTGATGACTCCAAAATTTTGCTGATAACGAGATTGTTATAGTCTATAATTTCATCGAGGTGTGTATATCCTGCCATTAGCCAGTCACCTCGACTTTCTTATAAGCGGAGCGTTCTCCGCCGTCATTCAGTTCAACAGTCAGCTTTGTGCCAATGAGAGCATCATTAGCGTCAACGGAAATAATTAATGCGCCATCTTTAACGGAATACTGTATGCCGTATGCAGCCCCAGTCACAGACCACGACGGAACAGCCTCTTCATCAACTCCGCCTGAGTCCTTAAAGAACTGCGCAAGATATGTTCTATGCGCTCCAATTCGGAGTGTATCGCGTCCGGCAATCTTACAAAGAGTACCGGCAGTAGACGGCTCACTTGGAGCGATGTAATCACATATGCGCTCTTTAGCGTTGTCTCTCGAAGCGTCGTACTCAACACTTTCGACATTCATAATAAGAAGATGTCCGTTTTTGCCATAACTTCGGCTTATCGGGTCTTCTCCCGTATAAATGTAGCAAGTGAGAATTTCGTCGCCGTTAGCGTTGTAGTTAACACCACCGGCTATGCGCTTATCTATATAGAGCTTGGCTGTGTCTTCGTCGTATGGGAGATACACCTTGAACTGCTTGTGTAACGACTGAACCGTGTTGTTACCCTTAAGCGTTGTCGAATAAACGCCCGAATCCAAAACACCCCAACGCTCGATAATATCCGAAGTGCCGTTTTGGAATCTGAACAGATGGTTGCACAGCCACGCCGTCCCTGTTATATGGATCTCATTTACCACTCTCGTTTCAACGACGATGAAGCGTTCATCCATAATTTCAAGGATGTCCCCGACATAAAGATTCTCGTCGGGAAAAGAGATAACTTTTATTTTGTAAGCCACCTCAGTCCGGTCAACCAAAAAACGCTGCGGGGCTCCGTTACGAGTTGCGTTCGGCTGATATCCCGGATTACTTATAACCTTAACTTGAAAGTTGTCTTTAGCCTTTTGAATGATTCTATCTCGGTCTGATACGCCATTTATGCCGAGACGCGCATTGTAGTGAGACCAATCAAGCATTGCGCCCACCACCAATCTTGTTAAGAAGAGCTAAAGCCTTGAACACCTCACGCTTGCAAACCTCTTCTGAAACCTCATTTTCGTTGAGATAATTTAAAATATTCACAACGGTAATAAAGTCCATATTATCCGCAAGTTTATCAAAAGTCGTCAAAGCTCCCGTGGCTTCTATGGTAACGCTATTTATGTATTCCGATAAATGTATGTCCTCTCCTATGCCAAGCACATCATATTCTTTTAAAGGAATAATTTTATAAACATGTCCCGTAAAACGATTAACAAAAGTTTTAAGCTTTATAATAATCACCTACGCTTTCAGTGAGGCGATATTACCAGCATAATAGGTATACTCAGTCATTTTGCGGCGATATTCCTTATAAAGGGAGTTCCTAAATTCCGTCATCTCTCTTAAGAGATTGGCAGGAGAGAAGAATGAATAATCCTTGACAGACAAGGAATTGCTTAAGTTTGTGCTATCCAGAACCTTAGAACTGACCCAGTAATATGCGATACCGAGAGCAAGAATCTCGATTACTTCGTTATCCAAGTCAACCTTGTATTCTTTATAGTCGGTATCTATCTGAGAAAGGTCTATGCGACACATCTTCTCAAAGTCCGCTTGGGCGCTCATGAGATATTTTTCAAGTATATACTCGCGCTCGGATTCCGATAGCTTTAAGAAATCATAATCAGAGAACTTCAGAACAGCTCGTTCGTAAATCTCCGAAAACGGTGTTGCCATTAAATCACCTCTCGGACTTCATCAGATCACAACCGAGAGCCTCCTCGAAAGCTCTAATCTTCTTAAGAGAATCGAGAGTTCCATCCTCAATAAATGTGTTGAGCGCAACAACAAGGTTTTCTCTTGCTGTGGTGGTGAGAAGAGGGACCTTTGTTTCGATATCTTTTACGCTCCAACCACAGACCTTCTGGAAATCATCGGGATCGATAATATCCTTGTAATATCTGCCGACCGCAAGAGCGTTATACACATCCTCGGGCGTATGCTCGCCGTCGTCAACCGAATCGACAAGTATCTTGTTCTCGGTGAAGAATATTGCCGCCGACGCCTTTATCGAGCGAAGCAGACTCATCGAGACAGGCTGTATGTCGCCACAGAACCCCCAATCGATGGTTTCACCACTTCTTTTATCCACAAAGGTAAGACCGCCAAAGGTGTTCGACTTTACATATACGAGGGCGGAGTCATCTATTCTTGAGGATCTCTTTGGCGCAACGGGAGCAGTTTCAATCGTCTCATTTACTTTCGTCTGATTTTCTGCATTAGTTGTTTTAGCCTTAGTAGCTCCCTTCTTAGCGCCTGTAGTTGTTTTATTCTGCTGTGCCATTATTATCTTTTACACTCCTTTTATTCTTAGAAAGGGGAGAGCCACGCGGACTCTCCCCAAAAGTTTAAATTTGATTAAGCATTGATGTCATAAACGCCAATCTTGCTGTTAAGAACAAGACCAACGCCGACGGGCTGTATGTACACATACTCCTGAGTGAGGTCTGCGTTATCAGTAGCCTCTTTGACATTCATAATGCCAGTACCCTCGTTGACAATCTTAATCGGCTTGTCGTCGCCAGCTATGACAAACACCTTAGTGTTCGACAGAGCGAAGACATCTGTGCCGGGCTTGTGAGCCTGTTTCATGCGAAGCATCGGAGTACCCGAATACTTGCCATAATAACCGAAGTTATAGATGTCGTTCTTAGCGTCGTCAGAGACAACAGCGTCAGCGACCTTCTTGAGAGCGCCTCTTGTGCCGCAAATCTTTGCAGATGTGCCCGAAGCCGCCTCGACATGATCGATAATCTCGTCCATGTTAGCAGTGGTAAACGAACCGCTCTTAACATACTTGTCGCTAAGACCAGCGGTCGAAGCAGAGATATTGTTGAGGCAAGCCAGAGCATCGAGAGCGAGCTGATTTGTGAAAGCCTTACCAACCATATCGACAAACTCATTGAAGTCAACGCGACCAGACATAAGTCTAAGCACGTCCTCATAAACGCGAACAGCCTTAGCTGTAGTCTTAATAGTAACAGCCTCGCCCTCGGGGATTCTCTGACGACGAACGCCCTGAATACCAGCCGCTGCATCAGCGACGATAAGGTCGTTCTCACCCTTAGTAGTGAACTTAGCCTCGTCACCGTCTGCGATATTGCGATACTCGCACAGGCTCATAAGAACCGGGTCGTTCGCGATACCCTCATTGATTATTGCGGGAAGAAGAATCTCAACAAGGTCAAACACGGGCTTGCCGGGTCTGAAGTCGCGAGCGTTAAGCTTAGTGGAGCCACCGTTGAGCTCAATAAGAGCATTACGGATGGTCTCGGATGTCTCTGCGGCGGAATACTGTGCGTACTGCTTGCCCTTGATAGCGTCAAGTGCAACCTTAACTATGTTGTTATCCATTATTTTTTCACCTCTGTGTAATCTTTGATTCTTGGTTAAGCTATTTTGATGACGATCCAGTCGCCCTCAATAGCCTCGACAGTGCCAACCTTAGTGGAGCCCTCAGTAAGGGTTTTGACAACATTGCCCTTAGTGCCAGCCTGAAGCTCGACGATATCACCGACCACTATAGCGGCAGCAGCATCAAGAGCCTCTGCGGTAACAGAGAAATAGCCTCTGACAAGCTTATAGCCACGAAGAATGTCACCAGCCTTGTTCTCGAACTCGCCAAGAGTGTTGCTGGAAACGGTCTTATCAACCTCGGGAGAAGCAATAAGAACGATGTCGGACAGAGCGGTATTTGCGGCGGGAGTGCTACCAGTATGAACCTCGCGCTCGCCGGAAATAAGTGCGCCAACCTTAACGAAGTTGCCGTTATCAATTTCAGTATCTTTGCCACTGGGCTGATACTTGACGGAAACAAGGTCGCCGCCAAAAACAGTGCCAGTCAGATTATCAGTTCTAACTTTTGCGTGTACCATTGTATTAACCTCTTTCTTTTTACAAAAATAAAGCCCACCTTGTGCGGTGGGTAAATAAATTATTTACGAGAATATGTTCTGAAGAAATCATCTACATAACTTGTAGACTCTTGTGTGTTGGGCAGAAGCCCAGCTTTTACCGTCTTTGCAGAGCCATACTGACCGCGAATAGCAAAGCACTCTTTGCGCAGGTCGTCTGCGGAGAACTCATAAGCCTTAGCCTTGAGGTCGCGGAACGACTCAAATCTATTCAGATCGCTGAACTCTCCAAGAACCGCGTCACACTCAGCCCTATGAGCTTTGTCTTCAACATCTCTCTTGAAGTCGCGAAGCACAGTCACCTCAAGCTTCATAGCGTCGAGAGCCGCAACCTCTTCGTCTGTCAGCCATCTCGGCTGTATATGAACCCACTCGTCGCCGACGGTCACTTTACCGTTCGACTTGTCAAGAGTGTACGGGCACTTAAAATGGTCTTCATTACCGTCTTCATACGAATACTTTTCGATATAGACATAATTGTCATCGCAGTCCATCACCCAATAGCTATGAGCATCATCGCCGAGAGAGCGAACCGCTTCTCGCACGGCGTCAAGCTTTTGCATATAAGTCATTGAAAACTCTTCTGTAGGCTCCTCAACCTCGACAGGTTCTTCAGTTTCCACAAGGGGTTCTTGAGCCATAGCCTCAATTTCACCTCTTGCAACAAGGTCAACCTCGACAGCGGGAGCTTCTTCGATAGTAGTCTCCTGCTCAAGCTCCATATCTTTCTTGTCTTCCATAGCGTTACCTCCTTTCTTGCGCAGAGCAAAATAATTAGCGCATTGCTCTTTAAGTTTCAGCATTACATCATCAAAGTTGCTATTATCAAGCTCAAACTCTTCAGGTTTGTACACTTTGGATGAGATAAAGCAGGGTTCGGTATGCTCTTCGGGATTGTCTGACATACCGAGGAGGCAGAGTTTCAGGAAGTTAAAATCAAGTATTTCCTGATAATTGGAGTCCTCAGCTAAAGGTCTCGACTGCTTGACCTCTATCTCCATACTCTCCCCGAAATATACGTCGTCGGAATATATAGCCGACATAAGTTCGGGAACGTGCTCGGTATAGAGGATGCACTTACAGACCAGATAGGTTACTGACTCGCCGTACTCCTCTATCTCGCGGAACTCAAAACTGTCATTTACAACACAACCAACCACTTGGGTCAGCGGCTTAAAATTCCAGTTTTCATCTATCGTATAGTCATGACCGCCAATAAACACACCTGTACCGTCGTCTCTTTCAATAAGATGGGCGACAATGGGAAGATAGTTCAGACCGTACATCTCTTTCTCGATAGTCTCGCGTGAGATATAAGAGTAGTTTCGATTTTTGCCACACCCACAAACAGTACATTCCGCAAGCGTAAAATTCTCATTCAGCTTTTGGAGCGGAGTGATTTTTGAAAAGGTGTGAATTTGAGACACTTTTCCTTCCATGTTTCCTCCTTCCTTGAAAATGTAGTTTATTGCTGTATATGAACTTTGTATCGCTGAATTTGCTATGTACAATGTCCAACAGCTCGGGTGTAGCCTCAAACATCGCTATGTCGATGTCATTGATTTTTTCCCGAATATAACTAAACCCCGCGTCACTAAGAGCCTTAATGACTGCGGGGTCTGCTATCTTAATATAGTTCATTTGTTATTCTCCTTCGGACTACTGCTTATCGCGTGTCCTTGCGCCCTCATCAGACAGGTCGCTTTCATCCTCTGCGGGACGCCCTATCTCTTCGGACGAAGTTGTGTGTGAGCTCAGGAGCGGCTTAAGCTTATCAACGCCAATAATATCGTTTTCAATGCGATTAAGCCCAGACACCATAAGAGGAGTCAAGCCGAGAGCCGCAAAATACATACTGGGAGTTACGCCATATGTAGCCGCTTCCTTATATATACCAACGATATCCTTGCGATTGTAGATAGTAGTTGACAAGAACTGTACTTGGAACTTGATAGTTCCGCTGAGATATTTAAGATGTCTGTTGACAAGCCTCTGCGCGTTACCCAAGAATCCAAGCAACAGCTCTGAGTCGGTGGTTATAGCAAGGCTCATACCGCCCGATGTATCTGTTTTACCGCCGTGAAGAACGCTGTTTGAACCGCAGTTCTCCCAATACTGTTCGACCGAGCGGGTAACAATATCGACTGTGCTTATACCTCTGTCTTGATCGAAGTTGAAATCCTCGACCTTGAACGGGAGTACAGCCGCGCCAACCTGCGGAGGAAGCGCATTGCAGAGGTGAGTGTAATACTGCATTGCCAAATTCCAATCTATCGTCGGCGCTCCCTGACTATCAAGGTCGATTCTGCCGACAAGTACCTTATAATTAGCAAGCTCGGTAGCCGTCTCCTGCAACGCCTTATAGTTCTCTATATCCAACAGGTCGGGGAGACAACCAACATAAGGCGGTATGAACGCACCTTGGTCGCCGTCTGCGGTGCAGAACGGGAGACACCAAGATATCTCTTCGGGGACGAACTGTCTCTTAACGCCATCAGATTTATAGGCGTTCCACATCTTGGTAAACTCGGGTGGATAAAATCCAAGCTCGTCCTCTTTAATCTGAGACATATCAACTGTATAGAGATAAGTACCGTCAGCGATAGCCTCAACAGTGCAATAATCAGCGTTGATTTTTTGAATGAAGAACGAATCGCCAGACTCCCATGACACGCCAAAGAAGATTCCCTCGCGTACCGCACTCACGGCAGCCTTGGAAAGCTCGTTCTTCAGATTCCAAACCTCACACTTTTTAGCCGCAGCAAGATATTGCTTCTGAAGATTATTAGCTTTCATCTTAGACTCATCATATCCAAGAGGGTAAAGCACATAATCCCACAGCCACATATTTGCTTGATAGTTAATAAGGCGACGATACAGCGGCGAAGCATTGTAAAGATACATCGACGCATTGCGAAGACTCTTTGCGTTTGTTGACGGGTTTTTAAGCCACGTCAGAATATTTTCCTTTGTATAGGTGGAGTACGATTGACCTCGGCTCTGCTGTGAGGACGCAGGATTGCTTATATTCCTTTGAGCTATTTTCTGTGCATACAGAAGAGCTTTATGAAATTCCGCCTTTGCCGCTTCAAGATCGACTTTCCTTTGCTCTTCAGGCGAGAGCGGCGGAGCAGTTTCTTTCTTTTTTGCCACTTCGCGTCTCCTTTCTTATTTAATAATAGGTTTCTTGAACGCAAACACTTTACGCTCGGGTGGTTTGTTGCTGGGCTTAAGCTTTCTCTCAAGCTCTTGAACAACCCAATAGTTGTAGCCGACCGATGACACTCGGTCTTTTCTCATACCGGACTGCTCTTTGACTTTTATTAAAGTACCTGTAGGTGTGTACTTTAGGCTTATTATTTCGTTAATAAAAAGCGTTGTGTGAATATATGGAAGCAGAACTTTACGCTTTAGCTCAGCGTCGTCAAGTATGGCTTGAACAATACCTCTCGGAAGTTCGTAGAAGTCATTTTCGGAACTAAGGAGTTTAATCTTATTCTGTTTGAAGCCGTCACGCAACGCAAGATACATATCATTATTAAACTGACTTGTAGCCTGTATTGCCCAAATAACCTTTTTAGCCTCTCTATCTGTGCAACGAGCCGCGTACACATCGTCATTACAACAACTAAGTGGCGGGTAAGTGACATTGTACTCCGGGTCATATATGTCGCGCACGAGAGCGTCGTACACGCCTATACCAAGACCCTTAACATCGAGCGCTATATCAGTACAATGGAACTGCTCGTACAACCTGCGTATGCGCAGAGCGAGGTCGTTCGTATGAAGTCCCTCGTGATTCTCCGTATATATAAGGTTGCTGATATATCTGTTCTCCGAATTGGGTATAGCCCTATTAATCCATATAGACGCGGCGTCGTTATTTTGCTTCTTAGAAGCCAACAGCGCAACGTCGGCAGAGAGAACACGACGCTCATTAAATGCAAGCGGTGGTATCTTCTGTTTATAATTAGGTATAAGAGAGCTGATATAGTCGGGATATAGGGCTTGTTTTATCTGACGAGTTTTAGCTATATCATCGTAAGAGAACAGCGAGCCGTCCGTATCTCCGAACCACAAGCACTCCATCTCCATACCGAACGTCGTCTCTGACTGGTCGCCCTCGGAAAGCTCGTCCGCTATCTGATTCTTGTCAAGCAGGTGCTCTTTTATCGAAAGCTGATAGGGAAGCCCGCAGGTGAAATATTTGCGTTGATCATCACTCATATTCTTCGCGTATGCCTGAAGCTTGCCGAAAGACCAATGTGACTTATACCATGCAGACGAGAGATAAACTTCTTTGTTTCTCTCCGTTAAATGTGCATATTTGGGATTGTTAAGATATCCCGGACTTCTCGGAGCCGTCAAAAATCTTTTGAGAACCGTTTGCATAATAGTAAGCGGTATCATGCGAAACTCATCGCAGATATTAATATTAGCTCTGTTGTGTCGAGCTTCATCGTTTGCAGTTACGACGAATATACGGGATGTGTTCCTAAACACAATCTCCGCTTTGGACTGATTTATTGTTATGCCCTTCGGCTCTATCTCTAACTGAAGATTAGCGGAGTTGGGCATAAGAATCGTTTGTATTTTCGTTAAGACCTCGACGGACTGTCCACGGGTCTTAGACGCAATACAGATACCCGTACCGGGGTACAAAATACAACGCACACAGCAGAACACGGCGACTAAGAAGGTTTTTCCCTGACCTCTTGCTGCGATGTACATTGTATGGTCGTACCAGTTCATCATATACAAGATTATCTGCTGAAAAAGCTTAAGCTTAATATTAAGATAATCCAAGCAAAAACGGTGAGGATTAGCCCTATAGAACGAACACCATGCGTCCACGCCGTTCATAATTCGTTTAGCCTTATCGTTGGCTAACTCGCGATCGCTGAGCTTATTCCGTGTCGCCATAATCTTCACCGTCACTTATAATGGCGTCCAGCAGTGCGTCGTCGTCTCCTTCGTATTCAGGCATCTCAACACGATATTTTGCCATCTCTTCCTCATAAGCCGCACTGTATTTGTTCTGTACTCCCAACATCTTGCAAAGATGTCCCAAAAAATATACCGTTATATACTTGCGAATATTATCAACATCCTGCCATTCGGGGAGCGGCTCTGAAATGGGGCGTTCGTTCTCCCATTTCTTGATAAGAGTGCCAAAGGTATTTTGCTCAACCATAGCATTTTCGTTATTCTGACTTGGCTTTAAGTTTGCTGTGCCGAGGAGGTCTTGAAATACCTTAAGTGCCTCCACAAGCTTCATAGACCCCTTGCCTTGCTGAGCTTTTAGAATATTGAGCTGAGCGATGCACAGGTTTTTGAAGACCTCTTCCTGCGATTTAGTAGAACACTCATGCCGTGAAGTCCAGTCATCGTATTGCTCCTGAAGAAACTTAAGCTCTTCGGGTTCGAATCCGCCACCGAAGAACGCCAAGGTCTTCTGCTTTATTTTGATTTCGGAACTATTGTTCTTTAGATCTTCTACGTCATTAATGACAGTTTCCTCGTCGCGTATAGTATCGTCGTAAGTTTTACCTTGATAACAACGCAAGGACATTTTAGACACATATGAGCTCATGCGGCTGAACGACGCCGAACTCTTCTCAGTTGCATCGTATATCCTTTTCGAGAAATACCAGTCGAACTTCTGACATAGACGCTTCGTCGCCTCCATCTCTGAGCCAAGTTCGTCGGTATACAATTCAAACAGCTCCTCGACGCACGAGCGACACACGGGGATAAATCCGTCGTTGCCAACATGAATAGGGGATTGCGATCTATAAAAGTTACCAGTAAGTTTAGTATATTTTTTGCCGCACATGGTGCAGTAGAACTCGGTTCGACCGTTGGACGACGCGGGCTTTTTCTTTTTCTTAGAGGTCGATTTAGAGCGACCTATTGAGTTTTGAGCTATGTTACCCACATCCTTTACATATAAAAATAGCGCCCCTATACGGGACGCAAAAAGTTAAATTGGCGGCGCTTGCAGGATTTGAACCTACACTATCAGAGCCAAAATCTGATGTGCTGCCCTTACACCAAAGCGCTGTATTGCAGGACTCGGGCGGATATCGCTTGCATAATACCCGCCCAAAGTTCTGCTTAAGGAGGAATGAAATTTTGAAGCCGCTTGCAAGCAGCCGACAAAATGGAGTTGTCTAATTGAACCGCCCATATGGGCGGTATTTGTAAAACTAAGGAAACGTCGTAACGCTTCCTATACAAAGGCGAATGAGCCTTTTGATAACCTAAGTTAAAATCCAAGTCACGTCTTTTCGTCAGCCATCGTTTTACCGTCCGCAAACTTGTGCGCCCGATTCGTCCCGGAACGCCCGATACTTAACTTCTCGCGCTTGGATTTTTGGAGCATCCTGCGTGACTCGAACACGCAACCCGCTGCTTACAAGGCAGCCGCTCTACCATTGAGCCAAGGATGCATATACTCGGATTTGATATCGCTGGGACACATCATAGAGAGGTGCGGATAGTCTGACGTACCGAGCTTGTGGCGCAACCCCACACGTCCCCGCTGTACACACGGGATATTGGTTGCGGAGGCGGGACTTGAACCCACGACCTTTAGGGCATGAACCTAATGAGCTACCAACTGCTCCACTCCGCTATATAAAACAACAGCAAGCAAACCGTCTAACAATTGTCTAACACCATTATTATTTAGCGATTTTTCGCACCATGCGAACCGTTTATTAATTGCGTTATATAGGTAAAATCACGGCTTTACACTGCATGGAATCGAATGACACTGTTTGATATTCGCGTCACAACCACTGTTAACCGCAGGGTCGTTGGTTCGAGTCCAACAGGGGGAGCCATCTCAGAAGCCTTGAGCCTCA